AATGGCAGTAAGATATTGGCAGCTTCTACATCTGCGTCTGCTGTCCGAGGTATGTCGTTTAACATCATCTTCCTCGATGAGTTTGCGTTCGTTCCAAACCATATTGCAGAGCAATTCTTTAGTTCTGTTTATCCTACTATTACTTCTGGTAAAACAACAAAAGTAATTATGGTTTCTACCCCTCACGGTATGAACCATTTTTACAGATACTGGCACGATGCTCAAAGGGGAAAGAACGAATATACACCAACAGAAGTTCACTGGTCTGAGGTCCCAGGTAGGGATGCAGCATGGAAAGAGCAGACCATTAAGAACACTTCAGAACAGCAGTTCAAGGTCGAGTTCGAGTGCGAATTCCTTGGATCTGTTGACACACTGATTAGTGTGTCCAAGTTAAGAAATCTTGTCTTCGAAGATCCAATACAAAACAACGGAAAGGGTCTCGTTGTATATGAAGAACCAAAGAAAGAAAGAAATTATATTATTACGGTTGATACTGCCAGAGGGATTGACCATGACTACTCTGCCTTTGTAATTTTTGATATCTCAGAGTTTCCATATAAGACTGTAGCAAGATATAAAAACAATGAGATCAAACCAATGCTATTTCCAAGTATTATCTTGGACATGGCAAAGGCATATAATCATGCCTATGTATTAGTTGAGGTCAACGATATTGGCGAACAAGTTGCAACAATTTTACAATACGATTTAGAATATGAAAATATGCTGATGTGTTCTATGCGTGGTAGAGCAGGTCAGCTTGTAGGTTCTGGTTTTTCTGGTAAGAAGACTCAAATGGGTGTCAGAATGACACAAGCAGTCAAAAAGACTGGATGCTCTAACCTAAAAGCACTTATTGAAGAAGACAAACTAATAACTAGCGACTACGATATTATTGCCGAGTTAACAACATTTGTTCAGAAGAAGCAGTCGTGGGAAGCAGAAGATGGATGTCATGATGACCTTGCCATGTGTCTCGTCATCTTCGCCTGGTTAGTTGCTCAGGATTACTTCCGAGAGATGACGGACAATGATGTCCGTAAGAGAATCTACGAAGAACAAAAAGATCAGATTGAGCAGGACATGGCACCATTTGGATTCATCAGCGATGGTTTATCTGATGACGAATCTTTTATGGAAGGTGGTGATAGATGGACAGTTGATAAAGAAATGTCCTCTACTTATGGAGACATGTCATACATGTGGGAATACAACTGATGGACTTCGAAGAGGAATTTGAGTTTAGTCACCTGTTCATGAAGGAGAGAAAATGCAGAACATGTGGCGTAGTCAAAGACCTTATGAACGACTTTTATCGAACTCATAAAGACCGTGGAGATACTCCATCGGCATACTCCTATGAGTGCAAAGATTGCACAAAAAAGAGAGTAGTTGTAAGTAGAATGACCAATGCAGTATTTGGTAAGTGGGAGTATCCAGACTGGTAGTGTTCATGGACTGTTTCCCCACTGAAAAAGGCATAAACTCTAAATACTTGTAGACAAATTGGATTCTATTGGGAGTTAAAGATGCCGCTCAATTTAGCATCTCCTGGAATTGTCGTAAGGGAAGTTGACCTGACCCAAGGTAGAGTGGATCCCACATCTACCAAAGCGGGTGGTCTAGTTGCCCCCTTCGCTAAAGGACCAGTCGAGAAACCCACCCTTATCGAAACCGAAGCGGATCTGCTTGAGACCTTCGGCGCTCCTTATAAGGACAACAATCACTACGAATATTGGCTTACTGCCTCTTCTTATCTTGCTTATGGCGGTGTACTCCGCGTAGTAAGATCTAACGAATCTGGACTCAAGAACGGTTTCGTTGGTTCTGCAAGCAGCGTCACCATCAAGAGTGATGACGACTATGTAAACAAAGGATACGGCGAGAATACAATCTCTGGCGTAGTCGTTGCTGGTAAGAACCCTGGAACTTGGTCTAACGGCATTAAGGTTGCAATCCTGGATGGTCTTGCCGATCAAATCATCACGGGTATTGACACAACTGCTGTTCTTGGATTCTCTTCCACCGCTAATGGCGGTCTTGCTGCTGTTGCTGGATACGAGAACGGAATTAGCGATCTCAACCTGACGGTTGGTCTTGGCGTAACCCAAGCAGTTCCTTCTGGAACAGTTGTTGCTGGTGTTGGTGCTACATCTCTGCTCGATGGTTACCTGAAGGGTGTCATCACTGAAGTAGGAAATGGTCAAGTCTCCGTCAAACTGGTCTCGCATGTAAGTGCTGCTGGTACAGAAACTGCCGTTGAGTACACTCCTGGTGGTGTCTACGAATTCCAGAACAGTGGTTCTTTCAAGGTCCATGTTCAGTCTGGTGTAGGTGCTGGTCAACTTGGTTGGGTAGCAAGCACTGTTTCCTACGGTTCTAGTTTCGCAACTTCTGACTTCCTGACTGCTCTCACTGGCGCTGGTATTACTGCACTTGATCCTCGCTATATCGCTGCTCAGGCATATGATGGCGAGGTAGATTACTCTGGTTCGAAGGACTGGTTTGATCAACAAACCATCACCCTGAACAATGGCGATACAATCGCTTGGAATTCTCTTGCAGATAGACCTGGAACTTCTTCCTACGCTGCAGCAAGAAACGCTAAGAACGATGAAGTTCACATCGCTCTGCTTGACGACACTGGTAAGATTACTGGAAACGCTGGAACTCTCCTTGAGAAGTTCGTTGCAGGATCCAAAGCAAAGGATGCAATCCTCTCTACAGGTACAGCATCTTACTGGAGAAAACTTCTGGAAGTTGCCAGTGAGTATGTATTTGGTGGTGGAGCTCCTTCTGGAGTAGTAACAGTAGACCTGGATGGATCTTTCAATCCTAAGTCTGATGTTGCATGGGATCAAGAAGCAGAAGATGTTTCTTTCGCTGCTATTGGTAACTATCAGGCATCTCTTGCTGGTGGTAAAGATTACGGCGGCAAGACAAGCATCGAGACTGCAGACGCCCTTAAGGTTAGCGTAGGTGACCTTTCTACAGGTTACGATCTGCTTTCTAACAAAGATGCTTATGAGCTGGACTTCCTGATCATGGGATCTGGTGCTCATGGTAGAGAAGCTACTCAAGCACTCGCAAACAAACTGGTTTCCATCGCTGAACTCAGAAAAGATTGTGTTGCTTGTATTTCTCCCTGGAGAGGTGCTTTCCTGGCAACCTCTGGAGATGGCGAAGACCTGACCCTGAGTTCCGATGCTGTTACCTCTGCAGTAACCTCGTTCTACTCTTCGATCACATCTTCTTCTTATGCCATCTTTGATAGTGGTTATAAGTACATGTATGATCGTTTCAGCAGAAACTTCCGCTATGTTCCTCTGAACGGAGACATCGCTGGTGTCTGTGCTAGAAACGATATCAATAACTTCCCCTGGTTCTCTCCTGGTGGAACAAATAGAGGTGCTATCCTGAATGCCGTTAAACTGGCATACAATCCCTCTCAAACCGAGAGAGACAGACTGTACTCTGCAAGAGTCAATCCTGTCATCTTCTCTCCTGGTGCTGGTATTATCCTCTTCGGTGATAAGACTGGTCTTGGAAAAGCATCTGCTTTCGACAGAATCAATGTTCGTCGTCTCTTCATCTATCTGGAAAAAGCAATCGCTGCTGCTGCCAGAGATCAACTGTTTGAATTCAACGACGAGATTACAAGACTGAACTTCATCAACATCGTTGAGCCCTTCCTCCGCGATGTTCAATCGAAGAGAGGTGTTACCGATTTCATCGTTGTTTGCGATGAGACAAACAACACTGCTGCGGTCATTGATAACAATGAATTCGTTGCTGACATCTACATCAAACCGAATAGATCGATCAACTTCATCGGTCTGACCTTCGTTGCCACCCGCACGGGTGTCAGCTTTGAAGAAGTTATTGGTCGAGTTTGATCGCCTTATAATAAACTCAACGAGGTAAAAACTAATGGCTATCAATTCACAAAATCCCCCAAAGACCGCAGATAGAACAATCGACAAATTTAAGTCGAGACTGTCTGGCGGTATTGCAAGACCCAACCTTTTTGAAGTTGTTCTTGCTTGGCCCGAAGGTGTGGTAGATGCTAGCGTTAATGATATTGACGCTAAGGCAAGATTCCTTGTCAAAGCAGCTGCACTTCCCGCATCGAACATTGCTCCTATCAGTGTTCCTTTCAGAGGTCGTACCCTGAAGATTGCTGGTGACAGAACATTCGATGAGTGGACCATCACAGTTATCAACGATACTGACTTTGCAATTCGTTCTTCCTTCGAAAGATGGATGAACTCTATTGTTAAAGTATCTGATGGTGCTGGTAATACTAACCCTGAAGATTACACCAGAGACGCCTATGTCTATCAACTTGGCAGATCTGCTGTTGCTCCTAACTCTCAAGAGTCTGACGCTAATCTTCCCATCCTGAGAACCTACAAGTTCTACAGCGTATTCCCCACAAACATTTCTGCACTGGATCTTTCTTATGATTCTGCAGACGCAATTGAAGAGTTTACCGTAACCCTTCAAGTTCAGTGGTGGGAAGCTGCTGGAAACGGTGGAGATGTCGCTTGATAAATAGTCTTTGATATCAAAGACACCCTATTAAAATGTCGAAACTCTTCGGATTTTCTATTGAAGATAATGAAAAGAACCCCAAGGGTGTAGTTTCCCCCATCCCCGTTTCTGGCGAGGATGGGGTTGACTATTATATTCAGGGTGGATTTTCTAGTCAAGTTGTAGATATTGAAGGTATCTACAAAACAGAGCATGAACTTATTAGAAAATACAGAGAGATGGCACTCCACCCAGAAGTGGATAATGCCATTGAAGATGTTGTTAACGAAGCAATTGTTTCAGACCAGAATGATTCTCCTGTAGAAATCGATCTGGAAAATCTTAATGCCAGTGATGGTATCAAGAACATCATCCGTAAAGAGTTTAAGCACATTAAGGATCTTCTGGACTTTGATACAAAGTCTCATGAAATCTTTAGAAATTGGTATGTTGATGGTAAACTATACTACAACAAAGTAATTGATATCCAAAATCCTACAGCAGGATTACAAGAACTGAGATATATTGATCCTCTTAAAATGCGGTACATCCGCAAAGAAAAGAAGAAAGATGATAGATCAGACTTGTTTAACAACAGGAATGTTCACGAGGAGCAGAGAGTATATTTCCCTGAAATCGAAGAATATTTCTTGTATACTCCGAAACCTCAATATCCTACAAACATGAATGCGCCTGGAGCAGGTGCTGCCATGAAGGGTGTAAAGATCGCTAAAGATTCGATTACTTATTGCACCTCTGGACTTGTAGATAGAAATAAAGGAACAGGTCTTTCTTATCTGCATAAAGCAATTAAGGCACTCAATCAACTTCGTATGATTGAGGACTCTCTGGTTATTTACAGATTGTCTCGCGCACCTGAGCGTCGTATTTTCTATATTGATGTTGGCAATCTTCCGAAGGTAAAAGCGGAACAGTACCTTCGTGAAGTCATGATGCGTTACCGTAATAAGTTGGTCTATGATTCCAACAGCGGTGAGATTCGTGACGACAAAAAGATGATGAGTATGTTGGAAGACTTCTGGCTTCCTCGCCGCGAGGGAGGGCGCGGTACAGAAATCTCTACCCTCCCTGGCGGGCAAAACCTCGGAGAACTTTCGGATATTGAATATTTCCAGAAGAAACTCTATAGATCCCTAGCAGTGCCCGAATCTAGAATCGCTGGTTCTGGCGATGGATTCAACCTAGGTAGATCTTCTGAAATCTTAAGAGACGAACTCAAATTTAGTAAGTTTGTTGGTCGTCTCCGTAAGCGTTTCAGTGCAATGTTCCTGGATATGCTTAAGACACAACTTCTTCTGAAGAATATTGTTACTCCCCAGGATTGGGAAGTAATGTCTGAGCATATTCAGTTCGACTTCTTATATGACAACCACTTTGCAGAACTGAAGGATAAGGAACTGATGGAGGGTCGCTTAGCTCTCCTGATGCAAGTCGAACCTTATGTTGGTCGTTACTACTCTACGGAGTATGTAAGACGCCAAGTTCTGCGTCAGAGAGATCAAGAAATCGTCGAAATTGATGCGCAGATCGAGGATGAAATTGCAAGAGGAGTCATTCCCGATCCCAACCAACAAATGCTTGAGATGGAAGCAATGTCTGCTGCAGATCCTATGATGCAGGGACAAGATCCTAATGCAGTTGCGGAAACTCCAGCGCCTGCGCCTCAACAACCGAAGCAACCAAAGGCATCAGAAGGGGAGATCTAATAAATAAGTTTATACCTCTGATTTATATCAATGGAAGAACTAATTAATATGATTGCAACGGATTCGTCTGCAGTTGATATCAGCGATCAAATCAAAGACCTTCTTTATACAAGAGCTGCTGCAAAAGTAGATGCATTGCGTCCTGGTGCTGCGGCAAGTCTTTTTGGTACACAAGATTCACCTGAGGGAGAATAATGGCAAGAACTTTAATTCTTGCGGCGGAGACTCCGCTGGCAGCTGGTATTGGTAATAGTACTTCCGTAGGCAATGCTACTGTTGTTAGAGTCCTAAATGATTCTGGCAGTACTGTTGTTCTTCATGTTCAGGATTCTTCCTTTACAGGTATTGGATCCATTACCATGCTCAATAATACATCTGAGTTGGTTGAGAAGAAAGCCTCTGATCTTATCTATGGCATTGGAGGAGCACTTAAAGTAGCTAAAGTAGGATTCACAGGGTAATCAAATGAAACTGATCACGGAAGAAATCGAACAGGTAGAACTTATCATCGAAGAACGCGATGGTAAGAAGTCTATGTTTATCGAAGGAGTATTCCTGCAAGGGGACATTAAGAACCGTAACGGTCGCATGTACCCGATGGAAACTCTTCGTAGAGAAGTCTGTCGCTACAACGAAAGTTTTGTAAACAAGGGTCGTGCTCTTGGTGAGCTCGGTCACCCTGATGGACCTACTCTTAACTTAGATAGAGTCTCCCATAAAATTGTTTCTCTCAGAGAAGAGGGAACTAATTTTATTGGTAAGGCAAAACTTCTCAATACACCTATGGGCAAGATTGCTCAGAGTCTGATTGATGAAGGTGTTAAGTTAGGTGTTTCTTCTCGTGGTCTTGGTACATTGACCATGAATAACGAGGGCATTAAAATTGTCTCCGACGATTTCATGCTCGCAACTGCTGCTGATATTGTAGCAGATCCTTCCGCACCTGATGCCTTTGTAGAAGGAATCATGGAAGGAAAAGAGTGGGTTATGGATGGCGGCATCGTCCGCGAAAGACTTGTAGAGAAGACCTACAAGCAAATTAACACTTTGGTAGACCAAAGAGCTTTACAGGAACAGAAGCTTGCTTTGTTCAATAAGTTCTTATCAAGTCTCTAATTTATAAATAAATATAGTTTATATCAACGATTTAATCGGAGAGTTCACTAATGTCCGCTAAGGAATTACAAGAAATGGAAAATCCTGTAACAAGGGGTGCGAAAGCTGGCGAAGGTATGCCTAAGTTAGCTGATCCTGGAACTGGTCTGGCGGCTGTACAAGATCTCGGTGGTCCTACCCCCGAGAACTATAAGCCCGACGACAATTCCGCGAAACTCGCAGAACCCAAAGTCAAAACCGTTAGAGATGTCGTAACTCGTGGCGCTAAAGCTGCTGAGCCTATGCAATCTCTTTCTGCTGGCGATCAAGTAGAACTTGAGGACGAGCAGGAAGTCGTTGCCGAGGAAGAGCAAGAAACCTCTACGGTTGACATCGAAGAAGATCTTGCTGCTCTGTTTGGCGGCGAAGAACTCTCCGAAGAATTCCAAGAAAAAGCTCGCACCATCTTCGAAGCTGTAGTTACCGCTAAGGTAACTGAAGTACAAGAAGCAATGGCTGCTGAGTACGAAGCAACACTGACCGAGCATCTTGAGTCCGTTAAGTCGGAACTCGTAGAGCGTGTTGATGCATACCTTGAGTATGTATCTACTGAGTGGCTCTCCGAGAACAAGATCGAGGTTGAGCACGGTCTGAAGACCGAGATGACCGAATCCTTCCTGCAAGGAATGAGAGGTCTTTTTGAAGATCATTATGTTTCTATCCCTGAAGATAAATATGATGTCCTGGAGAGCATGGTCTCCAAACTTGATGAAATGGAAACCAGACTTAACGAACAGATTGAAGCTAACATCTCTCTCAACAAGAGACTCGGTGAAACTACAGCTGATGGAATTTTCCGCGAAGTAACCGAAGGACTTGCTGTAACACAAAGAGAGAAACTGTACGCTCTGTCTGAGGGTGTTGAGTTTGAGGGTGAAGAGTCTTATCGTGAGAAGCTGGTTACGCTGAGAGAATCTTATTTCCCCAGCGAGCAAAAGCAGTCTTCTAATAAAGTGGAAACACTGTCTGAGGGCGTAACCTCAGAAACTGGCGTTGAAGCATCTGCTTCGATGGCTCAGTATTTGAAAGCCCTTGGAATGAAGTAAACAAGTCCCAAATTTAACACAATTTCCCAAAACAATGTACAACGCACAACAATTAATTGAGAAGTGGTCTCCCCTTCTCGATGCCGAGGGTGTAGATCCGATTAGGGATTCTCACCGTCGTGCTACCACCGCTATCCTGCTTGAGAACCAAGAGCGTTTCCTGCGTGAGCAGCATGCTTTTGAGAATGGCAATGGCATGCTGACCGAAGCCCCCACCAACTCTGGTAACGCTGCTGGTGCTTCTGGTGCTTTCGGTTCTGGTTCTGCTGCTGCTGGTCCTACCGCTGGTTTCGACCCCGTTCTGATCTCCCTGATTCGTCGCTCTATGCCGAATCTGGTTGCTTATGAACTCGCTGGTGTTCAACCGATGAACGGTCCTACTGGACTGATCTTCGCAATGCGCTCCCGCTACACCAACCAGTCTGGCACCGAAGCCTTCTTCGACGAGCCCGATTCTGCCTTCTCTGCCAATGTCGCTGGTGGCACTGCTACCCAAGGTGACTACACCGCTGCTACCGATGACGGTCTGGCTGTTGGTTTCGGTTCTACCGCTACTCAGCGTGGCACCAACCCTGGTATCCTGGAAGGCACCGCTTCTGATGCTGTTCAAGCTCAGTACAGCGTTGGTCAAGGTTTCGCAACTGGCGACTCTGAAGCTCTGGGTGACGGCAACGGCACCAACTTCAACGAGATGGCATTCTCGATCGAGAAGGTCACCGTTACCGCTAAGTCTCGTGCTCTGAAAGCTGAGTACAGCATGGAGCTGGCTCAGGACCTCCGTGCTATCCACGGTCTGAACGCTGAAGCCGAACTCGCTAACATCCTGTCCAGCGAGATCCTGGCTGAGATCAACCGCGAAGTCATCAGAACCATCTATAAGACCGCTGAAGCTGGTTCTCAGGTCAATGTTGCTAACCAAGGATTCTTCGACCTGGATGTTGACTCCAACGGTCGTTGGTCTGTTGAGAAGTTCAAGGGTCTGCTGTTCAACATCGAGAGAGATGCTAACAGAATCGCCCAAAGAACTCGTAGAGGAAAGGGCAACATCATCATGACCTCCGCTGATGTCGCCTCTGCTCTGACCATGGCTGGTGTACTCGATTACACCCCCGCTCTGAACGCCAACCTGCAGGTTGACGACACTGGTAATACCTTCGCTGGTACTATCAACGGTAAGTACAGAGTCTATATCGATCCCTTCTCTGCCAACAGTGCTGCTAACCAGTACTATGTTGTCGGTTACAAGGGTTCCAGCCCCTATGACGCTGGTCTCTTCTACTGCCCCTATGTTCCCCTCCAGATGGTTCGTGCCGTCGGTGAGAACAGCTTCCAGCCCAAGATTGGCTTCAAGACCCGTTATGGTCTTGTCTCCAACCCCTTCGCTGAGGGTAATGTTTCTAACCAGGGTCTTGGTCGTATCACCTCCAACAGCAACCGCTACTACCAGCGTACTGTTGTTAAGAACCTCATGTGATGTTATAATAGACATCCGTGTGAAGGAAGTCTCCGAGGGTCCGAAAGGACCCTCTTTTTTTATCTAAATATAATTAAGACGCCTAGTGTAGATGAAAACCTTTCGTCAATTCAGAGAAGATGCTGCTCTGGTAGAAGGAAACCCATTTACTTGGGCATGGAATAAAATATCTGGTGCTGACAGATCTGCTGCAACAAAACCAAAACCTGCTAATACAAATGTTTTAGCATATAAAAATTATAAACCTGGAGTATTAGATAAGAGCACTAATAAGTTTACTCCAAGGGCACATACTCCCGCAGAAGCAGAAAGATATGGATGGAAACCTGTCAGTACCAGTTCTTACGGTCCAAAAGATACAACTTCACAAGGATATAACACTGGCGCAGATAAAGTCCAAAGAACTGCTGACGGAACTCCATTTACAGGTGCAACAACTGGCGTTGCAGTTCCTTACAGATATAAAGCAAATGAAGTTCCTGCAGGTACATGGGCAGGAACTCCGTCTCAAGATTTTGGAACCAAGTTACAGTTCACACAAAAACCAACTGGTGCAAATACCAGAGTTACAAATGCAACTGTGAGGGATACTGGTAATTTTGGTCCTGCAGGTGAAGTTAACAAAAGCACTAGTTATGATTTAATGAGAGCTACTGCAAGACAGGTCACTGGTGATCCAAATCTCACACCTACACAATATGGTAAGAGAAAAGTATATGTTAGAACAGCGAGGTAATCATGTCATTTTTAGGTAAACAAATTGCGAACAAGAATTACTTGTCGCCAGTTGGATTTAAATTTAACATTGTAAAGACACCAAAGGTTGATTTCTTTTCCAACAGTGCAAAGATTCCTGGTATCCAACTTGGAAATATTAAGGTAGGAAATTATCTCAAAGCAATTGATTTGCCTGGGGATAATATTCAGTTTGAAGATCTGACTCTCCAGTTTATTGTTGATGAAGACTTGGAAAATTACTTAGAGATTCATAACTGGATTTATGGTCTTGGATATCCAGAGAGTGTTTCTGAGTTTCAAGAATTAATTACCAATGCTCAGGGACAAAAGGATGTTAAAGAGCAATTTAGTGACGGAACACTCGCTATCCTAAACAGTAATTTTAATGTTAGTGCTCGCGTAAAGTTCAGAGACTTGTTTCCTATTTCTTTGAGTGCTCTTGAATTTACTGCCACTGATCAGGATTATACATACTTTACAGCAACCGTTACTTTTAAGTATCTGTTCTATACCATTGAAGTGGAAACTTAATTTATGAATCTTGAAACTATACAAAGTATGTGGGAGAAAGACTCACAGATTGATCAAGATAATTTACATGAAGAATCTGCAAAGATACCATCCTTACACGCAAAGTATTTCGACCTCTATAATAACATAAAACTACTGCGAGAAAGAGCAACGACAGTAGAAAATAAAATTAAGTTAGAGCGTCACCTTTACTACACAGGTAAAGCAAATCCAGAAGTATATGTGGACGATCCGTTTCCCTATAAAGTAAGGGAGAAAGATGCTGTTCAGCGGTATATGGCAGCAGACGAGAAGGTGCAAGCTGCTACTCTAAAAATCAAATACTACGATGTCATGTTGACATACCTGGAAGATATTATCAAACAGGTTAGCAACAGAGGATATTTGATCAAGAACATCATTGATTGGCACAATTTCCGTGCGGGGTAAGTATGAGCAAACTTGTCATATCCAAAAAGAATGAGGTTTATCTGAAGATTGAATCAGAACCTCATGTCTATCAGGAACTAGCAGATCACTTCTCCTTTGATATCGAAGGAGCAAAGTACATGAACCAGTATCGTAAAAGATATTGGGATGGAAAGATTAGATTGTTCTCTACTCACACCAGAGAATTATATGTTGGTCTGTTAGATAAACTTGTCTCTTTCTGTCAGAGGCATGGATATGAATATGAGTTTGTTGATAGTAAGTTCTACGGAACTCCTTATGAAGAGAATGAATTTATCTCTAAGGAAGGAGTCAAAGACTACATGAAGTCTATTGCTAAGCATCCTCCGAGAGACTATCAAATAGAGGGAGTATACGGTGCTCTAAGACACAATAGAAGGTTAGTGATAAGCCCAACAGCCTCTGGCAAATCTTTGATGATTTACTCAATCGTGAGGTACTATACAGAGCGCAAACAAAATATCCTCCTAGTTGTTCCAACGACATCTCTGGTAGAGCAGATGTATAAGGACTTTGAGGAGTATGGATGGGACGCTTCATCGTATTGCCATAAGATTTATGCTGGTCGTGAACGAGAGGCAAAAGCACCTGTCGTTATTACTACTTGGCAATCTATCTATAAGTTAGAAAAGAGTTACTTTGAAAGATTTAATGTAGTCATTGGTGATGAAGCACACCTGTTCAAAGCAAAGTCTTTGACACAGATCATGACAAAGTTACATCAAGCAAAATATCGTTTTGGTTTTACTGGAACTCTTGATGGAACTCAAACTCATAAATGGGTGTTAGAAGGACTGTTTGGTCCATCTTATAAATTGATTCGTACAGAAGAATTAATGAATAAGGGATACCTTGCAAAACTCAATGCAAAGATCCTTTTACTTAAGCATGATGAGAGAGTTTTTGATTCCTATCTAGATGAAATCGAATACTTGATTAAGCATGAACAAAGAAACAACTTCATTAAAAATCTTGCTATTGATCTCCCAGGTAATACTCTCGTTTTGTTTAACAGAGTCGAAGATCATGGTAGGGTACTTTTCGATTTAATAAATACAAATATTGAGACCAATCGAAAGGTCTTCTTTATTCATGGAGGGGTCGATGTTGAGGACAGAGAACTAGCCCGTTCCATTATCGAAAACGAAAAAAACTCCATCATTGTTGCCTCTTACGGAACATTTTCCACAGGCATCAACATCAAGAATTTACACAATGTAATCTTTGCCTCTCCTTCAAAATCAAGGATAAGAAATCTCCAATCAATTGGGAGAGTGCTAAGAAAAGGTGCAAATAAGTTTAGTGCAACTTTATACGACATTGCAGATGACTGCACCTACAGATCAAAAAGAAATTACACATTGAATCATCTCATCGAACGCATAAAAATTTACAACGAAGAGAAATTTCATTATGACATGGTAACCATCAATCTGAGGAAAAAAGAATGACTGAAGAGTTTTACGCAAGTATAAAGTTGGTCTCTGGAGAAGAGTTATTTGCAATTACTTCTGCAGAAGAACATACCCTGATCCTGCAAGATCCAGTTTGTATTCAACCTGTTCATGGACCTAGGGGTTCTTATATTAGAGTGGAACCATGGATGCATGTTCCAAACGATCAGTTTTTCTTCATCGATAAAGATAAAGTCATCACAATGACAGAAGTTGATGAAGACAATGATATGGTTGACTACTACATTAACTATCTTATTGATCAAGCTGAAGATAGAACAAGTGGTGGAATCAGATCCGTAGGTGGTAAAAGAGTAAGACCCTCCGAAAAGATGGGTTACTTAGGTAATGTAACAAAAGCAAAAGAAAAATTAGAATCTCTATTTAAACTGGAGCAAGACCCGAAAGCAGGGATTGCTACTCATGTATAATCTTAAAGATTAAAGCTAAGCTATAGTTTCTCTGAACTTCGACAAAGTTATTCTACTCATGAGTGACACCTTTGTCAAGCTGTGCTATAATGTATACACGAATTAACACACAATATGCCCAAAAAGAGATCGGAGCACTATGTAAATAACAAAGACTTGCTAGACGCAATGGTGGAGTATCGCATCAAGTGCAGGAAAGCAAAGGAAAAGGGTACTCCACCACCTCCGATCAGTAACTATTTGGGCGATTGTTTTTTGAAGATCGCAACACACCTTTCATACAAACCCAACTTCGTGAACTACATGTTCAGAGAGGATATGATCGGTGATGGAATTGAGAACTGCGTTCAGTACATACATAATTTTGATCCTGAGAAATCTAATAACCCGTTTGCATATTTTACTCAGATCATTTACTATGCTTTCCTTCGTAGAATCCAAAAGGAGAAGAAGCAGTTAGAAATCAAAACCAAAATTATTGAGAGAACTGGTTATGATCAAGTAATGGTTGTTGAAGATGGTGCAAACGGCATGGCAAGTGACTATAATACGATCAAAGACAACATTCAGTACAGGACAAGTCGATGACCCAACCTTATCCAGACTACATGTTTGATGAAGCAGAAGAGCGTGAGACTGATAATGAAAATGAATACTGGCGTAAAAGACTTCGTGATTTAGAAAAAGGTACTGAAGATGAAAATCGCAATCATCACTGATCAACATTTTGGAGCAAGAAAGGGTAGCAAACTCTTTCATGACTACTTTGCAAAATTCTACGATGGGACTTTTTTTCCTACGCTTGATCGAGAAGGTATCACAACTGTTATCGATATGGGCGATACTTTCGACAATAGGAGAAGCATTGATCTCTGGTCTCTTAAATGGGCTAAAGAGAATTACTACAACCGTCTCCGCGATATGGGAATTACTGTGTACACTGTTGTGGGTAATCACACTGCCTACTACAAAAACAATAACTCAGTTAACACAGTTGATTTACTTTTACGAGAGTATGATAATATCGTCCCTATCACTGACTATGCCGAACATGTAATTGGTGGAACTAAGTTTGCTTTCATTGCTTGGATTAACAAGGAAAATGAACAGCAGACAATGAATGCCATTAAGAAGAGTAAGGCAAAGGTTGCGGTTGGTCACCTTGAATTGAACGGGTTTGCTGCTTATCGTGGCTTCACTCAAGATCGTGGATATGAAGCAGATTACTTGAGAAAGTTTGATCGTGTCTTTTCTGGACACTATCACACTCGTAGTAGTGATGGTCAGATCTTCTATCTCGGAAATCCTTACGAACTGTATTGGAATGATGTCAACGATCCCAGAGGATTTCATATCTTTGATACTGAGTCATATGAGTTGACCCCAGTTGATAATCCTAACCACATGTTCTATAACATCTACTATGAGGATACTCCCCATCAGATGTTCAATGCAGCAGAATATGCTGGTAAAATTGTAAAGGTAATCGTTCGTAAGAAAACTAAACCCAAAGATTTTGAGAAATTTATTGATAAACTTTACACCGTTGGTGTTGAAGAATTAAAGATCATCGAGAACTTTGATTACAACCAAGGTTGGTTGCATGGAGAAGAATCCGAAATCAGCGAAGAAGAAAACACTATTTCTATTTTGAATAGATATATTGAAGAAGCAGAAGTGGAGATTGACAAGTCTAAAGTCAAAACACTTTTTGGTTCCCTATACACTAAAGCGTGTGAAGTTGAGTAATGTTTCTGCTGTCGGAAAAAAATAAAAAAGACGAAGGTGCTTACGCTGTAAAAGATAAGAGTGGTGATAAAGTTCTTTTCATGTTTGAAGAAGAGGACGACGCTGAAAGATATGCCATGCAACTAGAAGAAGATCATGGCGTAGAGATGATGACTGTTGAAGTTGACGAAGAGGTTGCAATAAAAGCGTGTGAGATGTATAATTACAAGTACACTATTATTACCTCTGAGGACATTGTGATCCCGCCATTTCAAGATGATAACATTTGAAAAACTTAGATGGAAAAACTTTCTCTCTACTGGAGACCAGTGGACTGAAATCGCTCTGAACAAATCCTCAACTACTTTAGTTGTTGGAACTAATGGTGCTGGTAAATCGACAATGCTTGATGCGTTGTGTTTTGCTTTGTTCAACAAACCGTATCGTAAGATTAACAAACCTCAGTTGGTGAACAGTACCAACGAAAAAGGATGTTTGGTAGAAGTTGAGTTCTCAGTCGGTCCCAAGCAATATGTCGTTCGTCGTGGTATCAAACCAAATGTGTTTGATATCCTGGTAAATGGTGAAATGAAAAATAAAGAGGCAGATGATCGTGCCAATCAGAAGATTCTGGAAGATCAAATCCTCAAACTAAATTATAAGTCTTTCACTCAGATTGTTATCCTGGGTAGCAGTAACTTTGTGCCGTTCATGCAACTCGCCCAGGCGCACCGTAGAGAGGTCATTGAGGACCTTTTGGATATTCGTATCTTCTCTGCCATGAACAACATCCTCAAGGAGGAAATACGGCAGTCTAAGGAGGTTATTAAGAGTCTGACCTTGAAGAAAGAAAATGTCAAGGATAAGATTAAGATGCAAGAAGGTTTTATTGAGGACCTTGAAAATCGTCACAAAACTAGAATTGAAGAAGATAAACTAAAGATTGAAAAACTCTGCTTTGACTCTGGAGTTCTTAATACAAAGAATGAGGATATCTCTAAAAAGATTGAATCCTTAACTGAAGAGATGGAGTCTGTCAAAAATTCCACACAACAACTTCGTAAGTTGGGAAATCTTAGAGGCAAAATTTCACAGAAAGTTACAACGATTACTAAAGAACATCAGTTCTTCACAGAGAATACGGTATGCCCCACTTGCACCCAATCGATTGAGGAAGAATTCCGTCTAAATAAAATTACAGACGCTCAAAATAAAGCAAAGGAACTCAGAGAAGGTTTTACAAAACTGGAGGAGTCGATAAAGGAAGAGGAAAACAGAGAGCGTCTTTTCACTAAACTGTCCTCGGAGGTTACGAATCTAACGCATGACATTTCTCAAAACAATGTTCGGATTGCTGGGTATCAGCGACAGGTCGGAGATCTACAATCAGAAATTCAAACTCTTACCAGTCAGCTACAAAACAGAAATTCTGAGCATGAGAAGTTAGAAGGATTCAAGAATGATCTTCAGGTAATTTACGGTAAACTTGCTGATAAAAACGAGGAAGTAAAGTATAACGACTTTGCTTATTCACTGCTTAAAGATGGTGGAGTCAAGGCAAAGATTATCAAAAAGTACTTGCCTCTTATCAACAAACAAGTTAATCGTTATCTTCAGATGATGGACTTTTATATTAACTTCCATCTTGATGAAGAGTTTAATGAGACCATTCAAAGTCCTGTTCACGACAACTTCACTTATTCCTCATTCTCTGAGGGGGAGAAGATGAGAATCGACCTGGCACTTCTTTTCGCATGGAGGGAAGTTGCCAGGTTCAAAAACTCAGCAAACACAAACCTCCTCATCCTAGATGAAGTCTTTGACAGTTCTCTTGATACTGTTGGTACAGACGAATTTACTAAGATTATTAGGTATGTCATTCAAGACGCTAACACCTTTGTCATCTCTCACAAAGGAGACATGCTCGATAAGTTTAATAATGTGATTGAGTTCACTAAAAAAGGCGGATTCTCTTTTAAGAACGAAAAGAATGTGGTAGAATCCTAGGTCAATCCATCGCCATAGGGCAATGAACACGCCAAACTGGCAGCACCATTCTAAAAAAGAACAAAAGCGCCACTTAAAACCTCAAGCATTGAGGCAAGCAAAAGCAAGGCTAAGACAATTTAAAAAGCGTCACACCAAGACCTCCGACCAGCGTCGGGGGTCTTATAATAGGTGCATACAGGAGGAGATCCATGCTGCACGAAGTCAAAGGCAAACTTGCTAAACTGCTCGCTACCGAGAACCTTCTCATCGAGCATCGCAATGTGGAGACCGCTCAGTTCGATGTTGTGCGTCGCGTCTTGACTTTGCCAGTATGGAATATCTCGTCCGAGTCTGTTTATGATCTTCTCGTCTCGCACGAGGTTGGTCATGCACTGTTCACAGACTCCCGTGATTGGCAGAAGGAAGATAAGTGGAAAAATGTCCCCCACAGTTTTGTCAATATCACTGAAGACGCTCGCATCGAAAAGTTGATGAAGCGTCGTTATGCTGGTCTGAACAAAACTTTTTCTCGTGGATATAGTCAACTTCAAGATCAAGACTTCTTTGAACTAGAAGGTGTAGACTTCTCTAAAATGTCGTTTGCTGATCGTGCAAACCTCTGGTTCAAGATCGGCAACTATATCAACATTCCCATTAACCGTGGGAAAGAGATGGAAATCATCAATGCTATTGCAGATGCTGAGTCGTTTGATGATGCTCTGGAAGCAGCTCGTTTGATGAATGAGTATGCCAAGGAAATGACCCCTGAGGCAAATATCACTTCTCCTCCCCCTCAGGAGGGCGAGGAAGGTGCCGAAGAAGAGCAAGAACCCCAACCTCAGCAGCAACAGTCTGGGCAGCAATCAGGCGATTCTGATGAGGAGAATGACAACGATAATGCCAACGAAGAAAACAATGCCAACGAAGATGAAGAACTTGGCGATAGTCCCGTAGATGAGACTGAAGCAAAGACCGTGACTTCTTTAGAAGATAAGTTGCGTCAACTTGCAAACATGAGTGATAGTTTCATCTCTTATGTGACTATTCCTAAACTCGATCTTGATCATGTTATCGTCTCTTCCGACATGATTCATGAGTATATTGATTGCTGCTTTGGCGATTTTAAAGAAAGGTTCATCCATATGGATTATGATGTTACCCATAAAGAATCTTATCAATCCTTTAAGAAAGAAGCTGCAAAAGAAGTCAGTTATCTTGTGAAGGAGTTTGAGTGTAAGAAATCTGCCACTGCTTATGCTCGTGCTAGTGTGAGTAGAACTGGTGTGCTTGATTGCAGCAAACTTCATACCTATAAGTACAATGAAGATCTGTTCAAGAAAGTAACCATTCTGCCAGACGGAAAAAATCACGGACTTGTATTTGTGCTTGATTGGTCTGGATCCATGGCAGACATTCTTGTCCCCACTCTTAAGCAACTTTATAACTTGATTTGGTTCTGCAGGAAAGTTGGTATTCCTTACGATGTTTATGCTTTCACTAACGAGTGGAATTATAAATCTGGTCGTGTGCCAAATAATCCAAAGGAAGAAGACAAACTCTATGTCTCCGATGAATTCTCCATGCTTAATATCCTTACCAGCAAGGTAAAGAATTCTGTTGCAGAGAAGCAAATGCAAAACATTTGGGCAATCGCTCATTCATTTACCAGTCACTATGGTTTCTGTCCTCCCCAGATGTATCTGTCAGGAACTCCTTTGAATGAAGCATTGATCACCCTTCATTACATTCTTCCTCAGTTTAAAAAGAAGACTGGAGTGGAGAAAGTAAACTGTGTTGTTCTTACTGACGGAGAGGCATCTATTCCTTCTCGTACTATTATGCTCCAGCGTGACTGGGAAGGTAATCCACAGATTCGTAATCGTAGGGTTAGTGACAGTACTTTCCTTCGTAATCTTAAAACTGGAGAACTGACTCGTCTTTCCTGCATCTATCATCAATTCACCAAATCTATGCTCAATGATTTGAAGTCAACTTTCCCAGAAGTAAACTTCATCGGATTCCGTATCATTGGTGGTGGATCTAGTTACAACAACATGATCTTCCAGTATGAAAACGAATATGATGAGCAGCAAAAGATGCGTAATCAATGGAAGAAAGACAAATCATTTGTGATTAAGAACGGTGGGTATCACTCATACTTTGTTCTTGGTAACCAAGTTCTTTCTCAAAGTTCTGAATTTGAAGTATCGGATGATGCATCTAAGTCTCAAATTAAGAGCGCATTTAAGAAGTCTCTAGCGAACAAAAAAATGAACAAGCGTGTCTTAAACGAATTCATTCAACTGGTCGCTTGATGAACTGTCCACCAGAGGTCTCCTGACCGATTACTCTGGGTTATAATGTATACATACCAAAGGAAATCACAATGCCTCGCTTGTCCTCCGAACAACTTGCTAACTCTCTCCGTGATGCCTTCGGAGATCACATCACTGCTGCTGATGTCCGTGGGTATTGCGCTGCTCAGGGCATTTCTTATCCAACCGCAACTAAGAAACTTGATCAGTATAAAGTTAAGCGTGGTGTTTGGAATCTAACTGTGCAAGAAAAACTTGAGCAGAGTTTCCATGCACCAGCTGCTTTGCCTGCTGTAGAGCAAAACCTTGTTCCCCAAAAAGATGATACCTTCGTCAAGTTTGGTAATTTTGCTGATATTAAAAAGATCATTCAGAGCGGCATTTTCTATCCTGCTTTTATCACTGGTCTGTCTGGTAACGGTAAGACCTTTAGTGTAGAACAGGCATGTGCCCAACTAAATAGGGAGTTGATTCGTGTAAATATCACGATTGAAACTGACGAGGATGATCTTATTGGTGGGTTCCGTCTTGTTAATGGCGAAACTGTCTGGCATAATGGACCCGTCGTGGAGGCTCTTTCGCGTGGAGCTGTTCTCCTTCTAGACGAGATCGACCTTGCTTCTAACAAGATCCTGTGTCTGCAATCTATCCTTGAAGGTAAGGGTGTCTTCCTGAAGAAGATCGGTAAGCAAGTGACCCCTGCTGCTGGTTTCAATGTCATCGCCACTGCCAACACCAAGGGTAAGGGTAGCGATGATGGTCGTTTCATCGGCACCAATGTGCTGAATGAGGCATTTCTTGAGCGTTTCCCTGTGACCTTTGAGCAGGAGTATCCTACTGCCAAGATCGAAGAGAAGATTCTTTCTGCTCTCTGCAGTGATGTTGACTTCTGTAAGCGTCTCTGCGATTGGGCAGACATCATCCGTAAGACTTTTTACGATGGTGGGGTTGACGAGGTTATTTCTACTCGTCGTCTTGTTCACATTGTCCGTGCATTCTCCATCTGGAACGATAAGCAAAAAGCAATTCAAGTCTGCTTGAATCGTTTCGACGATGAGACCAAGAGTGCTTTCCTTGACCTTTACGATAAAGTTGATGCAGATGTCGATTTCTCAAAACTTGTGGATGAACTACAAGAAAGTCCTGTGGGAGACTTTTCCTGATCTAGAAAATATCTGTGACTGGGCAGATTGGGAGGAGAAAGGAACCTCCCTCTCTGCAAAAATCTACAGCAACAGATATATTATTAAGTCTAGAGAAGTTGAGATCTGGGATGAGAAGTCCTGTATCTACAACACGATCATCTATCCTAAGACGGGATCTAACCTCCCTTGCTTTGGGATGGACCTAATGGGTTTCTTTGAAAAGAAAGTCGTTCTTGTATTTGATTTCCAACACCCAGTAGAAAATTACCTCTTCACTCATCCAGATCTTCCCAAGTCAGAAGGCAATTTTCGTTTCTTTGAACCTGGAAATCATTTCTCTGATCACATTTATGTTGCTAAATGCACCATGTCTGAGGTCAATGATCATCTCGAAACTTTCAAAAAGTATCTCACTATCTACAAAGATATGTTAGAATCCGCTTGTCCTAGTGGATTGGATATTTCTCTCTATTCTGACTTTGATACCTATATGAAAAAGTTAGATCCTGTAAGTGGGTACTTAGAGAACAAGTTCGGTAAAGATAAAGCAGAATCACTAGTTAGTGAGTTTCTCTTTACCTATGGACAAAATTCTAATGAGGTGGTAAAATGACAGCATGGTCTTTTTTATACGACGAAATGTACGGTCCTGAAGACGAACAGTACAGTTATACTGTGACTGGAGAAAAATGGGTATCGGAAAATGGTGGTTACGACTGGACGCCATTGCCAGCAACTAGTTCCTCCGATCATATCGTTTTAACAACAAATAAATCTGTGTACAAATACAATGAAGATGAGATCCTTCAACTTGTGAAGGACTATATTAGTGACACCTATCGTGCTCACTACAACTCTGACAACGGAACTCAGACTCTTGATCTGATCGAGTCTGTTGGAGATGCTGCTGCTTTCTGCCGTAGCAATATTCTTAAGTATGCATCCCGTTATGATAAGAAGGGATCTGCTAAAATGGACATTAAGAAGATCATTCATTATGCTGTTCTTCTTTATCACTTCGCTGGACTAGACAAGGAGACTACTGAGCGTGGATATGAAACTTTCTGAAAAAACTATTAACCTTCTCGAAAACTTTTCTTCTATCAACCAGTCTATCCTGGTGAAGAGGGGTTCCAAACTTCGTACCATCTCGGTGATGAAGAACATCCTGGCAGAAGCAGATATCGATGAGAACTTTGAAAAGGACTTCGGTATCTATGACCTTCCCCAGTTCCTGAACGGTGTGGGTCTGATGAATGACCCTGACATTGACCTGAAGCATGATTCTTACATGATCATCCGTGAGGGTAAGACTACTAAGGTCAAGTTTGCCTTTGCCGATCCTGAGGTCATTATCACTCCTCCTGAGAAAGCAATCACTCTTCCCTCGCAAGATGTTTGCTTCCAACTGGAAAGTGTTCAACTGCAGAAACTGCTGAAAGCGTCTTCCGTATATCAGTTGCCTGACCTTGCCGCTGTTGGTGACGGTGAGAATATCACCCTGATGGTCCGTGATAAGAAGAATGATAACTCTAACGAGTTTGCTCTGACTGTTGGTAAGACTGACAAGACCTTTGAGTTCAACTTTAAGATCGAGAATATCAAACTGATTCCTGGTTCTTATGATGTTGTAATCTCCAAGAAACTGCTTTCTAAGTTCACCAACCACAATTACAACCTTGACTACTACATCGCACTCGAACCTGACTCAAACTACGAGGGTTGATTTTATTGACCTGTTTAAGATATCTTTAACTAGAATTTATGTTAAAGAGTGGAATCGTGAAAGAGATAGAATTTTAAACATGATTCCTTTTGAGGATCCAAAGTACACAACTGCGGATCCCAATATCTTTTACACAGATTTTTTTAGTGGTCATAAAAAAGAATATCAAGATTCTTTTCTTTCTATTGTAAAACCATATTTGGATGAATTTCATGAAATTTGTTCATATAAGTTTACTGCAATAAATGAATTTTGGTGTCAAAAATATAAAGCAGGAGATACTCATATTCCACACACTCATGGTGCCCTTGGATATGCATGTGTTTTTTATGCTAAACTGTCTGAAGAACATGAAGGAACCTTTTTCTACTCCCCCTTCATAAATGAGTCTGGAGTAAATGAGTCTGGTGGTGTTCTTGTTAAAGAAGGTGACCTTTTAATTTTCCCTTCCAACCTATTACATATGGCTAGACCTCATGCAAGTAATGAGGACCGCATAATTATTGCTTTTAACTTAATTTGAGAAACATGTAAATGAGACACATCCTGTTTACCCTTAAGGAATGCTCTTCCGATCTCTTGGATGATGAGAACTATGTGAGAGATGTAGTTTATCATGCATCTATTCAATGTGGTTCTACCTTACTTGCTTTGAACTCACACAAGTTTCAACCTCAGGGTGTGACTTGTGTAGCAATGCTCGCTGAGTCCCATATCAGCATTCACACTTGGCCAGAGATAGGTATGGCAGTATGTGACATTTTCACCTGTGGGGACCATACCGATCCCCAAAAAGGAGTAGACTACATGAAGATGGTTCTTCATGCCAAAGACACCATCAGCAATGAATTCGTAAGACCTTTAGAATGAATATCTTTGTCACACATCCGTTTCCTGCTGAAAGTGCCATCTGTCTTCCTGACAAACATGTTGTCAAGATGCCCTTGGAGTGTTGCCAAATGCTATCTATTGTTGCTTCTCCTTGGTATCACTCTTACGGAACTCTGGGAAAAAGAGACGGGACGCCCTATGCGACAGAGAAAGGTGCCTTTCGCAACCACCCTTGTACGAAGTGGGCGGCAGACACCGTGGATAACGCCTATTGGTTAATCAAGTGGGGACTAAATCTGTGTGACGAATATACCTTGAGGTATAACAAAACTCATGCTTGTGAGAATACTTTAGTGCAAGCATACTACCTTTTCCCCAAAGGTAAACTGGATAAGGTTACTCCCTTTGCCAGAGCTATGCCTGACGAATATAAACTGGATACAAGCATTACAACTTTTGATGCGTACAAGATGTACATTGCATCTAAACCATGGGTGTGCGATAATTATATTAGGTTGCCCCATCGTAAACCTGACTGGATTTGATTATGCGTAGTGATTTTCTCTGGGTCGAAAAGTATCGTCCCAAAACTATTGATGAGTGTATCCTTCCTGCTGCTACAAAGAAAACCTTTCAGGATTTCCTAGCACAAGGAGAGATTCCTAACCTGCTTCTTGCAGGTCCTGCTGGTTGTGGCAAGACAACTATCGCTCGCGCTATTTGCGAGCAACTAAACTGCGACTATATTATTATCAATGGATCCGACGAAGGTAGATTTCTCGATACTGTACGGAATCAAGCAAAGAACTTTGCTTCGACCGTCTCACTTTCTTCAGATGCACCGCACAAGGTCATCATTATCGACGAGGCTGATAACACAACCCACGATGTACAGCTCCTCCTACGGGCTAATATTGAGGCGTTTTATGGCAACTGTAGGTTCATCTTCACCTGTAACTACAAAAACAAAATCATCGAACCCCTTCATTCTCGGTGTGCCGTCGTCGAATTTTCTATTACTGCAAGGCAGAAACCTGCAATCGCAGCAGACTTCTTTAGGCGTCTTGGACAAATTCTTTCTGGAGAAGGTATTGCCTATGACGAAAAAGTTCTTGTCGAACTCATCAACAAGCACTTCCCTGACTGGCGTCGTGTCCTCAACGAGTGCCAAAGGTACTCGGTGGGTGGTAAAATTGATTCGGCAATCCTTGCAGAGTTTGGGGATGTTAAGGTAAATGATCTCCTCCAGAAACTCAAGCAGAAGGACTTTCAGTCAGTTCGCAAATGGGTCGTTAATAATCTGGATAATGATCCTAGCGTATTACTGCGTCGTGTTTACGATGCTCTTTATAGCACCTTGGAGGGTCCTAGCATTGCTGCTGCTGTCCTCATCATTGCTAAGTATCAGTATCAGATCGCATTTGTTGCCGACCAGGAGATCAACCTCCTCGCGGCGTTGACTGAAATTATGGTGGAGTGCAAGTTCAAATGAAAGAGTGTCGCATATGTGGCAAAACTAAACCTTTGAGTGAATTTCATCTATGTCATTCTGAAAGAATAGTAAATGGCAAACTTTATCCTAAAAGATACCGCAGCGAGTGTAAAGTTTGTCGTAGAGTAGGGGGGAAAGCACATTCATCTCAGGCAAAAAAACTCATGCAAGAGTTGAATATGGAAAGACCTCCTCTTGGTACTCCATGCAGATGTTGTGGAAAAACAACTGAAATGTTAGTTTTTGACCACGATCATCAAACCAATAAATTTAGAGGTTGGTTATGTTATCAGTGTAATTCTGCCATTGGTAATCTTGGTGATACTCTTGCTGGAATTAAAATGGCAGAAAAATATCTTATGGAATGTAATTTTAAATGAGCGAGGTTTTCCAAAATGTAGAGTCATTCAATAATGACCCCGATGCAAGTATCTTTCAAAGATATGGTCAACCAACTTGGTATCTTCGTATTCTAAAAAAATCAGGGTGGCGGAGAGGGGGACATTGGTCGCTTAAAACTAGAAATAAAGATGAAGCAATTATTGAGGCAAAGAAAAAGTATCAAGAAATAATTGGCACAAATCAAGTTCTTAAAAACAGTTTGTTTAATCCTGAGGATGTAAAAATTGCCACTCTAAGAAAAGGTCTTGGAAGAATTTGTGAAGATAAGTTTAAAAATTTGATGATGGTGAAGGGTTATCAAGTTTATAAACCAGTTGAAGATATTTGGGGATCTGATTTTATCATATCAAAAGATGGAAAAAATTTTGAAAGAGTTCAGGTAAAATCAACTGCACAGTATTCCTCAGCAAAAGCACAGTTTCATCTCATGACCAATCATACTGATAGGATACCGTATAGGGAGATCGTTGATTATATGGCATTCATTAGTGTTATAGATGACACAGTTTGGATGATTCCTGTAGAACATTTACCTGACAAAACTGGAATAAGAGTATCGGAACTAAAAAAAGATTATGAAAAATTCAAAGTTGTTTATGGTTGAGTGCAAGTTTAAGTAATTGTTAACAAATACTAACACCACCAACTTTGGTGGTTTTTTTGTATAAATAACAGAACACTCAGCAATGTGTGTTCTGTTATTTCTTTTATATTTTAAGTTATGTCTATTATTGTCCCTGCGTTTATGCCCCCTCTGCTTCCCGAGGAGTTTGATACTGAATTTGATAGAAAGAATTCGGATACCGTTTTTATCGGAGAAGCAGCGGAGCATATCGTTGCAAAGTATTTTTTAAAAAACAAAATTAATTTCGGAAAACCTCTCGTCGATCAAGGAACTGATTGGTGGGTTCAAGGTGACGATCCGAGAAAGATTGAAAGAGCTCAGGTTAAGAAGGTTGCTTGGAAAGCTAAAATCGATACTGGTCTAAGAGTCCGTCGCGGTATCGAAGTTAGAAGAGATACTTTTGACTTTAGGTTTCAGTCTTCTGGATCTAAATCTGATCCATCTAAATGTTTTTATGGACCAGATAGTATTGATGTCTTCTATCATGTTTTAGTCACACCGCTGAGAGAAATGATTTGGAAGATCCCTGCCAATCTTATTCCTATTGATGAAAATGGGTGGTTTATTCAGAGTAAGAGTCCTGTTCTGGATCGTTCGTTCAAAGTTAGAAAAAAACCTGATTTTCAGATCAGAGACATGTTGATTTCTTGCATGTATGATGTTAAACTGATCGAAGCATATCCAGACTTCTTCTTCCCACAGAAGCAAACCGTAATGGAATTTTTTGAATGAAATCTTTGAAAACCCCCCTTCGTTATCCTGGCGGCAAGTCTCGTGCCGTACAAAAACTTTTCTCTTATATCCCCGACAAGGAGTATGATGAACTGAGGGAACCTTTCCTAGGTGGCGGTTCCTTCGCTATCGAATGGACTAAGCGTTACCCTGACAGCAGGGTATGGGTCAATGACCTTTATGAACCTCTGGTCAACTTCTGGCAGCAACTCCAGATGTTTGGTCGTGAGATGAGAGATGAACTAAATCAACTTAAACAACGCCATGTTGATCCTGCAAGTGCTAAAAACTTATTCCTTGACGCCAAAGCATATCTTGCTAGACCTCTGGAAGACAGTGAAAATTTCCAGCGTGCTGTTTCCTTCTATGTTGTTAATAAATGCTCTTTCTCAGGTCTTACTGAATCCAGTTCATTCTCTGCCCAAGCAAGTGACTCAAACTTCTCCTTCAGGGGAATTGACAAACTGCCCTTCTACTCAGAACTAATCAAGAACTGGAATATCACAAACTACTCTTACGATTATCTTCTGGATGAATCTCCAGACAAGTGCTTCGGTCTTGTAGATCAAAAGATCTTTATCTATCTTGATCCGCCTTACGACATCAAAGACAATCTTTATGGTCGTAAAGGATCAATGCACAAAGGATTTGATCACGATAAGTTTGCTGCTGACTGCTCTGCTTGTAAGATAGATAGTCTTGTAAGTTACAACTCAAGTCAACTCGTTAAAGATCGGTTCACTAACTGGAAAGCATCTGAGTTTGATCTGACCTATACCATGCGTTCGGTTGGTCAGTATATGCGGGAACAACAAGATCGTAAAGAACTCGTTTTGGTTAATTATTGATATGGAACTGAAAGACTGGTTGAACTCTATTAACACAAACAAGCAGGACCTTAGTGAAGATCCTGAGGCATGCAAAAAGTATCCTGCTTACATCGTGAATCGTTGTATGTCTGGACACATCGATGCCATCTTGTTTGCCAATGAGATGAATAAGAATACTCATCTTAACAAAGACATGCAGTACCATTTCATGCTACATAGTCTGAGAAAGAAGAAGAGATTCTCTCCCTGGTTGAAGCAAGAGAAGATTGCTGACCTCGAAGTAGTAAAAAAATACTACGGGTACAGTAACGAAAAGGCACAACAAGCACTTAAGATTCTCTCGCCAGAGCAAATCAAATTCATCCATAAGAAAATGGATACAGGTGGTATTAAAAAATGAAAGTCTTAAGCATTGATATTGATTATGCTTTTCCCACTGTAGATGAATGGCCAAATGAAGACAATGAAATGTTTTCTGAGTGGCATCCATTTACAAAATGGTATTATTATTTTCTGAGGTATCCTTCTCTAAACACCAGGGAAAAAATAATCGATGAAGAATGCTTAGAATATCTTTTAGATACATTTACTAAAGCACTTGTCGCCAGTCCAAATGCTCATGTTTGGTTTGGAATGGATCATGATTATATTCTGGAATATCTACATGACAAAGATCATATTGAGATTGTCAATATTGATCACCACGATGATTTCTTAGCAGGGTGTTATGTTGATGAAGACTGTGCTGGAGATGAACAGCAACATATGGCTGGTCATATTTTAGAATATGAGATGACAAAAGCTTTTGGTAAAGTTGATGAGGGGAGCTGGGGAGGATATTTGCATTCCCAGAACAAGTTGGATAGTATGACTTGGATCAGAAATAATGATTCTAAGGCAGATGAAGATACTCGTACTCCTTTCAATAAGTTTATCTGTGATTATGTTGGTAATCCTTGTAAATGGGAAACCTGTTTTAAAGAGCAATATGATCATGGAAACTATGAATATGATGCCATCTTTGTTTGCCTTTCCCCCGCATATTTTCCGTCAAGTCAATGGGGATTGTTTAGTCTTTTCTTAGGAATCTATGAGGATTTTACTGGTAAGAGTTGTAAACTAGACGAATTTTGGGATAAAAAATGGTTGATCAAAATGACATATGAAGAACCAAGGAGAATTCTTCAGGAAGCTCTTAACGAAGTCAAGAAAAGTTTAGATAAATAATACAAACATTTTTCATTAATTGAGATGAGCGTCGTTGTTGAACCGACCGTTGATTGGTCGCCCGAGAAGATGATTGAAGTTTCTCTGAGTGAACCTGATGATTTCCTGAAGGTGCGAGAGACCCTGACCAGAATCGGTGTAGCATCCAGAAAGGAAAAGAAACTGTATCAATCCTGCCACATTCTTCACAAGCAGGGTAGATATTACATCGTCCATTTCAAAGAACTGTTTGCTCTTGACGGTAAGAAAGCAAATCTTACTGTCAACGATGTCCAGCGTCGTAATAGAATTTCCCAACTCCTTGCTGATTGGGGTCTGATTACTGTCGTTGATGCTGAAAAGATTCAGGACATTGCTCCTCTTAATCAAATTAAAGTTCTTTCTTACAAGGATAAGAACAACTGGGTGCTTGAAACAAAATATAACATTGGTCGCAAGACTAAGGTAGAAGGAGAAGAAACCGTATAAATAGTTCGTCGCCATTTCGTGCGCGACTCTATACATACGGAATATACGCTACTTTATGGGGGTTACCAACACCCCCTTTTTAATGCAAACTATTATAATTAGTATTGGATGCCGAAAGGGTCCACACAACACAAACTCGCTTTTAAAGGAGCTACCATAATGGCAAACCTTGCACGGTATAATGCGTCGGATCTTTCTGCTTTGATGGATAAGATCACACGCAATAGCATTGGCATGGATGATTATTTCGATCGTATCTTCAAACTACACGAAACTACTTCTAATTATCCCCCATATAACCTCTACAACATCAGCAATACTGAATGTAAGCTGGAAGTCGCCTTAGCAGGATTTAGGAAGGCGGAGGTGTCTGTCTATACGGAGGCTGGTAAACTCTTCGTAGAGGGGCAGAAGGAGGACAAAGAGACCGATACCATCTTCTCCCACAAGGGACTGGCGCAGAGGTCCTTTACGAGGGTCTGGACGCTCTCTGATGAGACGGAAGTTAGGGATGTGACCTTTGAGGATGGTCTTTTGACAGTGACTCTTGGGAAGATTGTCCCAGAGGCGCATAAGCGTAAGGACTGGTTCTAAATATCGGGGGGTTGATCGCCCCCCTTTTTCATGTTATACTAGTAAGAGGTAAAAAGTCTATTATGTCGGTTAGAGTCGCTGTGATTGGCAATGATAAAATCATTGCTGATATTAAAGAATTGGTTGATCCTGAAGATAAAACTCGTCAATATCTTTTCAATAATCCATACCGTGTCATCCTGCAACCTACAATGACACTAATGGAAGATTCTTCGGAGGAACTTAATAATACCTCTCAAGTTTCTCTTGCTACTTGGCAACCATTAACCACTGACACTAGTTTTATTGTCAATCCTAGTTCAGTTCAAACGGTTTTTGAACCAGTTGCTGATCTTAAAAATATGTACAGGGAGTTGATTGATGCCATCAGTTAAAGTTATTGTTCTTAAAGAAGACTATAAATGTCTCATCGCTGGCGTCGAAGAGGTTTATGGTGCTGACATTGGAGAACCAGACTGCGAACTTACAAATCCTTATGAGTTTATCCCTCAAGATGAGGACTATGATGGTCCATACAAAGATCGTCTGAAACCATGGACTATAATGAAGTTGAGTTCTCAGAAAAAGTGTAGAATCCAAAGTGATACTATCCTAACCCTGGTTGATCCAGAATCTTTTATCCTTCAAGCATACAACGAACTTCTTGGTGAATGAAATTCTATACTAATGTACAAATGATTGGGGACCAGTTCCTCGTTCGTGGTTATGAAAATGGTGAGTACATTCAGTTTCGTGAAAAATATCAACCCACTCTCTTTGTTCCCGCAAAGAAAGAAACTTTCTACAAAACTCTCGATGGTGATTATGTCGAACCCATTAAACCTGGGTCGGTATCTGACTGTCGGGAGTTTATTAAAAAGTATTCACAGGTAGAGAACTTTAAGATCTACGGTAACGAACGGTTCATCTATCAATACATCTCGGATAAGTATCCTCAAGATCAGATTGACTTTGATATCAGTAAGATTCGTCTCGTAACGGTCGATATTGAGACCCGTTCTGAGAATGGGTTCCCTGATGTTGCATCAGCAGACCAGGAGATTTTGTTGATTACTATTCAGGACTACAACACCAAGGAGATTACTACCTGGGGTCAAGGTCCATTTAAGATCAAACAGGATAATGTTCGTTATCTTCAGTTCAATAATGAGCGTGATCTTCTGAATGATTTCATCCACTGGTGGATGGACAATACTCCCGATGTTGTAACTGGTTGGAACATCCAACTGTTCGACATCCCGTTTATTGCAAAGCGTATTGATCGTGTTCTTGGTGAGAAACTTGCTAAGAGACTGTCTCCCTGGGGTCTAGTGTCCCAGAAAGAGGTATTCATCAAGGGTCGTCAACAGATTTATTACGATATTGGGGGCATTACACAACTAGATTATCTCGATCTGTATAAGAAATTCACTTATACAAATCAGGAATCTTATCGTCTGGACCACATTGCTAATGTAGAACTCGGTCAGAAGAAACTTGATCACTCCGAGTTTGATACCTTCCAAGAGTTCTATACTAACGGTTGGCAGAAGTTTGTAGAATATAACATCATCGATGTGGAGCTCGTAGACCGTCTTGAGGACAAGATGAAGTTGATCGAGCTCGCTCTGACTATGGCATATGATGCCAAAGTTAACTATAATGATGTCTTCTATCAAGTTAGGATGTGGGATACCATCATTTATAACTACCTTAAGAAGAAAGGTATCGTTATTCCTCCTAAGGAGCAGACAGACAAAGATGAAAAGTACGCGGGTGCTTATGTTAAGGAACCGAATCCTGGGGTGTATGATTGGGTGGTCTCTTTTGATCTTAATTCCCTTTATCCTCATCTCATTATGCAGTACAACATCTCCCCTGAAACCATCATCGAGGAGCGGCATCCCACTGCATCTGTTGAAAGGATCCTGAAGGAAGAAATCAACTTTGAAATGTACAAGGACTATTCCGTTTGTCCTAACGGTGCTATGTTCCGTAAGAACAAAAAGGGATTTCTTCCCGAACTGATGGAGAAAATGTATGGTGAGCGTGTCATCTTTAAGAAGAAGATGCTTGCTGCCAAGCAACAATACGAGAAGACTCCTACCGACGCCCTTAAGAAAGAGATTGCCCGCTGCAATAACATTCAGATGGCAAAGAAGATTTCTCTTAACTCTGCTTATGGTGCCATTGGTAATCAATACTTCAGGTATTTCAAACTAGCAAACGCTGAGGCAATCACTCTGTCTGGCCAGGTCTCGATTCGCTGGATCGAGAACAAAATGAACGAATATCTAAATAAACTTTTGCGTACAGAACGCGAAGATTATGTCATCGCTAGCGATACAGACTCAATCTATCTTAATCTTGGACCTCTTGTTACTCAATTTTTTGGTAATAAGTCTGGTGATAAAGCAGCAGTTGTGGGGATACTTGACAAGATCTGTCAAGAAAAGTTGGAACCATTCATCGAGTCCAGCTATCAGGAACTTGCGGATTATGTTTCGGCATATGAACAGAAAATGAGTATGAAGCGGGAGAATATCGCTGACCGTGGTATTTGGACTGCTAAGAAACGGTATATTCTTAATGTTTGGAACAGCGAGGGAGTTGCATATACTGAACCTAAACTGAAGGTTATGGGTATTGAGGCAGTTAAATCATCAACCCCTGCACCCTGTCGTCAAATGCTTAAAGAATCTTTTAAAATTATGATGTCAGGATCAGAAGATGCTATGATAGACTACATAGATCAATGCCGTAGCAAGTTTAAGAAACTTGCTCCTGAGGAAATTTCTTTTCCGAGATCTGTTAGTGATGTAACCAAGTATAAATCCAGCTCTGACATCTATGTCAAGGCAACCCCGATTCATGTTCGGGGAGCACTCCTGTACAATCACTACATTAAGAAAGGAAATCTTACCCATAAGTATTCATTGATCCAAAACGGGGAGAAGATCAAGTTTTGTTATCTGAAGAAACCCAATATCATTCATGAGAATGTTATCTCTTTCATTCAGGACTTTCCAACAGAACTCAACATCTCCAAATATGTTGATTATGACTTGCAATTTGACAAGGCATTCTTAGAACCTCTAAGGATCATCCTAGATGCTATTGGGTGGTCTGTGGAGAAAACCGCAAACCTAGAAATGTTTTTCTCATGAACGATCAAAATTCTATCGTAGATACCGAATCAAAAAAAGATAAATGGAATCGTGGTCTAGACCTTTTTATTGAAAGTGTTCTTAAACCAGATCAAGAACTGAGGCAGTGTGCCCACAATCAAAAGTGCTACACCGAACTGTTGGATGTTCGTGAGAATGTGCTAGAATACTTGAAAAGCATGCGTTGGTATTGAATGGACTTTCTTAAAGATATTGTAAAAGAGATTGGTGATGACTACACCAAACTCGCAGCAGACATTGAAGAATCTGAAAGTTATGTTGACACTGGTTCGTACATTTTTAACGCACTGGTGTCAGGTAGTGTATTTGGTGGTGTATCTGGCAATAAGATTACTGCTATTGCTGGAGAGTCTAGTACTGGAAAGACTTTCTTTTCTCTCGCTATGGTTAAGAATTTTCTTGATTCTAACCCCGATGGTTATTGTCTCTACTTTGATACTGAGGCAGCTATCACTAAATCACTGATTGAATCTCGTGGTATTGACACCAAGCGTTTGGTAGTTGTCAATGTTGTTACCATCGAAGAGTTTCGTAGTAAGGCACTGAAAGCAGTAGACATTTACTTAAAAAAATCTGTAGATGAGCGTAAACCTTGTATTTTTGTGCTAGACTCTCTTGGTATGCTCTCTACTGATAAAGAGATTACTGATGCTCTGAACGATAAACAAGTTCGGGACATGACTAAATCTCAACTTGTCAAAGGTGCATTCCGTATGCTTACCCTTAAACTGGGTCAAGCAAATATCCCGATGATCGTTACTAATCATACCTACGATGTCATTGGTGCCTATGTTCCTACAAAGGAAATGGGCGGTGGTTCTGGTCTTAAATATGCTGCTTCTACTATCATCTATCTCTCAAAGAAAAAAGAGAAAGATGGAACCGAGGTTGTTGGAAACATTATCAAAGCAAAGACTGCTAAATCTCGTTTAAGTAAGGAAAACAAAGATGTGGAAGTTCGTCTTTATTACGATGAGCGTGGTCTTGATAGATATTATGGTCTTCTTGAACTCGGTGAACTGGGCGGTCTCTGGAAAAATGTCGCAGGTCGGTATGAGATCGACGGCAAAAAGCTTTATGCAAAGCAAATCCTTAAAGAACCAGAAGTATATTTCACTGAAGAAGTGATGCAGCAACTCGATGAGATTGCTAAGAACGAATTTAGTTATGGTGCCTAATGAATGATCGTATTGAACTCACTATCCTTAGAAATCTCATTCATGATGAAGAGTTTCTAAGGAAAGTTCTTCCCTTTATTAATCCTGAATATTTTCAGGAGCGTACTGAAAAAGTTATCTTTGAAGAAGTCACCTCCTTTGCCCAGGAGTATGACAAAATTCTGACACCAGAAATTCTTAGCATTGAGATTCAGAACAGGGGAGACCTATCTGAACAAGAGTTCAAAGACGCTCTAGGGTTAGTTGAAGTTCTCCGTGAATCGGAGACTCATTCTCAGTGGTTGCTCGATGCCACTGAGAAATGGTGCCGTGATCGTGCCATCTATTTGGCACTCATGGAATCCATTCAAATTGCAGACGGCAAAGATTCTAAGAAAACTAGGGATGCTATCCCTAGTATTCTGTCGGATGCCCTTGCAGTCTCGTTTGATAATCACATCGGACATGATTATCTTGAAGACTATGAGCAACGCTACGAATCCTATCATAAACAAGAATCTAAGATCCCGTTCGACCTCGAATACTTTAACAAGATTACGAAAGGCGGGCTCCCTAACAAAACACTTAATATTGCTCTTGCTGGCACGGGGGTTGGTAAATCTCTGTTTATGTGTCATGTCGCAAGCTCGGTGTTACTACAGGGCAAAAATGTCCTATACATCACGCTTGAAATGGCTGAAGAGAAAATTGCAGAAAGAATCGACGCTAATCTGCTTAATGTTAACATCAGAGATCTAGTCGATCTTCCTCGTCAGATGTTCGAAACAAAAGTCAATAACCTTGCTAAGAAGACTCAGGGAACTCTTATAATTAAAGAGTACCCGACAGCATCTGCCCATGCGGGACACTTTAAATCTCTGCTCAACGATCTGGCACTTAAGAAGTCTTTTCGTCCTGATATTATTTTCATCGATTACCTTAATATATGCTCTTCCTCACGCTATCGCGGTGCGATTGGTGTTAATTCATATAGCTATATCAAGGCAATTGCTGAAGAGCTTAGAGGGCTTGCTGTCGAAGCAGAGGTCCCTATCGTATCTGCCACCCAGACCACTCGTTCTGGTTATAGCAGCAGTGATGTTGACATTACTGACACTAGCGAGTCCTTTGGCCTCCCTGCTACTGCTGATCTTATGTTTGCCCTTATTTCATCTGAAGATCTTGAAGGACTCGGGCAAATTATGGTGAAGCAGTTGAAGAATAGGTATAACGATCCAACAGTAAACAAGCGGTTTGTTGTAGGTATTGACAGGGCAAAGATGAGACTTTATGACTGTGATCAGTCTGAAGGTGGGAGTCTCCATGATCGTGGTGACGAAAATGATGCAGAGAACTTTGTAAAGGAAAACAAGTTTGAGGGATTTAAGTTTGATTAGATCAGCAACAGAAATTTGGAATAAAATCTCTGCGGTTAACAACCTTGAGTTCGAATTTCGTCTCTTAAATGATAAAGTTCCTGTTCTTGTAGCAAATGATGTTTATAAGAATCCAGATCTAGTATCTGAGTTCTTTGAGAATCTTGACTACTGGGAAACAAGATACTTTATTGATAGTGATAATGTTCGTCCTGGTCTTACTCATAGATTCCCTGACATGTTGCGTCCAATAATTGCGCAGCAGTTAGAGCAGAGACTTAAACCATTATTCGGTGTTTCTAAATTAAGTGTTTGGGATTTATATACCCAATGCACAAGCGGAAATATGACATTAGATTCTACTGGAAGTCTATGTTGTTATCCTCATATCGATACTCCTCTTTTAGATACACTGGATGATATTCCGTGTTTCGTCACAAACATAAATTTCTCCAAGAGTGTTGATCCAGTTACTACAGGATTTTGGTCATGGCGCGGTAAAACTAATGCTTTAGATTTTGACCGTAAAGATAAAAATAGTTTGCAAAACTTTTATGATCGTCACGAATTTCAAACTGTAGATTCGTGGTTTCAGATTAAAAACTATGAAGATTTTTCATTTGAAACTTCTGTCACGATAGGGTATAATAGTCTAGTAGTTTACCCAACTATGAACCTCCATAATCCATTCATTGAACCTAGTTGGTTCTCTGATAGTCAGAGGTTAGTCTTGTCTATTTTTTTCTCTTTGTCTCCTGAAGATTTTGACTTTGAAGACAAATACATAGATACGGTTTCCTATAGTTGGGAACACTTCAGACTTGACACTCTATTCAATTATCATCCAAAACAAACTCAATTTGAATAATTATTATGCCTACTTATTCCTCTGCAATCGCTGACAATATTCCTGAACCTCAGCGTCCTCAGCAACCTCCTGCTCCTTCCCGTCCCCGTGCTAAGGAGTTCTGGGAGATGGAACCTGGAGATCCTGGCACTGAACAGTGGCAAGATAACCCTGTCAATCCTACTGGTCCTCAAGGTGCTCCTGCTGCTGAACAGCAAGCTCGTGCTGTTGAAAGTATGCAAGTAGTTGTTACTCAAAGCAGGCGTGAGATTGCCAATCTCTCCAAATATATTGAGTTTGTCGATCAGGTTACCAGTGCTCCTTCTAAGGACAATGCTCAGTTCATTGCTCGTGTTGCATCTCTGCAAGCAGAAGGTTGTGACATCCAGCGTCTCCTGACTGCTGCTGTTGGTATCGCTGCTGAAGGTGGCGAGTTCATGGAGATCGTTAAGAAGATCACCTTCCAAGGCAAACCCTGGAACGCTGATAACATCGAGCACCTGAAGATCGAACTCGGTGATGTCATGTGGTATGTCGCTCAGGCATGTATGGCACTGGACATCTCTCTGGAAGAAGTTCTGGATCGTAACATCAGCAAACTTGCTGCTCGTTATCCAGAAGGAACCTTCGATGCATATTATTCTGAAAACCGTAAAGCAGGTGACCTTTGATGATTAACCTTGAACTCGATCCCCAGACTGCCGTTTATGTAATGCAGTCCCTTGTCAATACTCAAGAAGGATATACTTATGATGAAAAGTGTGTTCCTCCTCGCATTGTTCAAATTCGTGAAGTGATTGGTAAGATCGATGCTGCTCTTGACGAAGCAATGAAAGACTGATGTATAGTTTCTGGATCCACCTAGTAGCATTCTTTCAAGTTGTCGTGATGAATTGTATTCAACCTGCCAACTGGAAGTATTGTTATCGGGTGGACCAGTGGTTAATTCCAGACCTTGTAGAGGGTTATGAAATCTGGTCTGGCAAAAAACAACCCTATCAAACTGAGAAAGACTATCTAAATAGTCTTGACGACCAGATAGAATAAAATGTCTGACGGAGAAGTATTATTGGCATTGAATGCTGCTCTTAAAGGAGTGCAGACTAAAGTCGTCAAATCTGGACCTAAGGTAGATAAAATTAGAATCATCTCTGCACAAAGAGCAGAGACCCAGGATAAAATATCTAAAGAATTAATTAGATTGAGGGTTCCTTTTGTCAATGAAATTGACAAGAGTGAGTCCTCTTTTCCTGTAACTAAGATTGCACTTCAAAAAGGTCTCATCAAACTCATCTACAAGAAAGGTGGTGGTGGAGGATCTGGCGCTGGTGCTGCATTAACTAAACTTGCCGAATCATCTCAGGCACTTTATGCTGCTGTAGTTTTTAATGTTCTTCGTCGTGAGATGACGATCAAGGATGTTACTAAGGATAATTTTGTAAGAGCAGCAGCAACTGCAATCACTGATGAAAAATTCGATAACATGGTAAATGCATTGCCAGATGATTGGATTAACTCATCTATTGCTGGTGCAAATGCTCTGTTTAAAATGTATGGAAATTCTGGTAGGTTCACTTTTCACAGAGGATCTCCTGTTGTTAATGCTATCGAAAAAACATTTACGGCAATCAATAGAGAAGAGTCTGCTTTTGGTAACCTAAACAAGTGGAGTCCTGCTGACATCTACATGGTTGGTGCAGGTTTTAATCCTGGAGAGTTACAAGCAGAAAGAACTCTAAAGGGATTGAATGAAAAGATGTTCGAGTATGTTCAATCTAATCAACTGATTGGAGTCTCTCTTAAAAAGATTACTAGCAGTAGAGGAATCATTAGTAAGAAAAATTTCCCTACGGATAAGAAGGCAGTAACTGCATCTTTTAGAGGAACTACCACTAATATGGATGCTATGGATGGTTATATTCAGTGGGGTGCTGGAACAACAGAGAAGATCCAGTTTAGAAGTTTTGGTGGAGAAGCATCACTGACTGGATGGCAGGGAGAGATTAAGGGTGCGTCTGCTAACCAGGGTAAGGTTTCTTTGGGTCCAATCAATTTTATTCTCAAGAGACATGGACTACCGCAGATTCCTGCATCGTCAGAGTCTGCTGCTTTGGCAAAATCAAACACGGAAAAACATTGCGCCAACATAGCGCAAATGATGGCAGACTATGGTATAATTAGTCCAGCACAAGTGGGTGCCGCTGCCAAAACAATACAAGGAAATTCTGATAAGTACAGATACTCAAAGTACCTCGTCATGAATTTGCTGTTAACCATGAAGAAGGCACCAAAGCAAATACAAGATCAAGTAGTGCAAGATCTTTATTTGTATGCTAGTTCTCAGGCAAGTTACTCTGCTCCGTATATCAAATTAGAATGAAATGCACATTGATTTGTTTCCTCAGCGAGTATATAAGTATCATCTTGATCCCACAGAAATAAAGAAGTTCATGTTAGAGAGGTACAACTCTTACAAAGACTTCTCTGTTAATGGAACTCCAGATGGATGGTTTTGCAATGTGAGGACAGAATTTCAAGGAGCATTTCCTCAAGAGATTAGTGATAATTATATTGACATTCTTCAGCAATGGAAGAATGATATTGGATTGACTCATAGACCATACATTCATGAGATTTGGATGAACACTTATGATCGATCTCATTATCAAGAACCTCACACTCATTTACCTGGATTCTATTCTGCAATTCATTATGTGTTGTTTAATCCTTATGAGCATGAAGGTACAACATTTTGCAATCCTCTAGAACAAATAAATTCTTTCATGTTTGATGGTGAGTTTATGGATGAGAGACTCAATCCCCATGTTCTAGAACATGCAGATATCCCTGTAGAAGAAGGGGATATACTCATATTTCCATCTAATCTAAAACACTTTGTTAAAAAGAATGATAGCAAACATCTTCGTATGACTGTATCCTTTAATATAAATAGAGTTGCGGAGAATACACGGCGGGTATTTGCATAATAATCATGAAGAGTTTCTTCCAGTTTTTAAACGAGGCACAGACTAACGCTGCAAAGCAAGCAAAGAAGCTTGGTTTGAAGGGCGATGGTCATGGATCGTGGTTGGATGCTCAGAATAGAATTGTAGGTAGAACTGTAGAAGGTGAATTAGTATTCACTAGCGGTAGAAAGCCCGCACAAGAGAGTGATCCTACAAGACCTGGACCCGCTGCTAGAGGACTTCCCCCTCAAGAACCACCCCCGCCTGCTCCTGGACAGGGTGGAATGCAACCCGAAGAGGGAGAGGTTGAGGAAGTAGAAAAGACCAGAGGAACTCTCACCATCGGATTTGGTAGATTCAATCCTCCTACATCTGGTCATGAAAAACTTTTAGATACAATTAAGAAGACTGCTGCGGGTGAGCAGTATGTTGTATATCCTTCTCACTCTGTAGATCCTCAAAAGAACCCTCTTGATGCAGAGACAAAGGTTCTCTTCATGAAGAAGATGTTCCCTGATCATTCGAACGCGATCGTATACGATCCTTCTGTTCGTACTATTTTTGATGCTTTGAAACATGCAGACACCGAAGGATATGCCAGTGTCAACATCGTGGTTGGTGCTGACAGACAAAAAGAGTTTGAGAACCTCGCAAACAAATACAACGGGCAACTCTATAATTTTGATGCGATTAATGTCATCTCTGCTGGAGAACGGGACCCCGATGCTGAAGGGGTCGAGGGCATGTCTGCTTCGAAATTACGAGCACTAGCAGCAGACGGAGACTTTGAATCATTTAGAAAGGGACTTCCTAAAGCTGCTAAGGGTGTAGTTGCTAGAGAACTGTTTAATACAGTTCAAAGATCTATGGGTGCTGCAGCAAAAACTGAAGGCGTTGAGATGTGGCAAATTGCACCTAAGTATGATTCCAGAACTCTTAGAGAGCACTATCTCTCTGGCGATATTTTTGGTATGGGTTCACTTGTAGAATCTCTTAATACTGGATTGATTGGTAGAGTCATTCGCCGTGGCGCTAATCATGTTATTGCAGTAACTAAGGAAGGCATCATGTTCAAGTCTTGGATTAGAGACTTGACTGAGTATGTTTCTCGTATTCCCTCTGGAGTTCCTGCTTCCAAACGCGAAATCGGAACAGATTCTTACAGAGAATATGTACAGACCCTTACTCCCCTGGAGAAGGTAAAGTCATTTATAAATAAAAGATAGCAGACGCAAAGCTTTTAGGTTCGATGAAAAACTTTATTGAAGATAGCGCAGAGCAAATCATGCTTAATAGCATGGCCAATGTTTTTATGTCTGAAAAGTTGGACCCTGTTGGTAAGGAAGACTCTGATATTGATAATGATGGTGACTCTGATAAGTCCGATTCCTACCTGAGAAAGCGTCGTCAGGCAGTTGGTGCTGCTATCGCTGCTGAGAAAGCAAAGCGTGTTAAGAAAGAAGAATTGGAAATGTCTCTCCGTCAAAAGGTTGAGGGTTTAAACGAAAAAAAGTTGTATCCCGCCGACAAGGCGACGACCTCTGACGAGAAAGAAATAACAATCGAAGAGAAACCCGTAAAGAATATCATTAAAATCAATCCTGATATTCAAGAGGGTCTCAAGCAAGCACGGAAGAATGTCGGTGCTGGTAAGTGCTGGGATGGATATGTTGCCAGAGGAACTAAGAAGAAGGGTGGTAAAGAAGTTCCTAATTGCCAGAAAGAACAGATTGATGCATCCAAGACCAATCAAACTCCAGATCAACTTCTGCAGGGAATGATTGATAAGAAGAAGTTGGGTGGAAAAGTAGTTAAGATGAAAGAGGAGACTTTAAGTGAGAAAGCAGTCTCTAGAAAGCAGCAGCGTTTCATGGGTATGGTCAGAGCTGCTCAGAAAGGTGAGGGAGCGGCATCGCCTGAGGTTGCCAAAGTTGCTGCCAGCATGAAGAAGAAAGATGTAAAAGATTTTGCATCTACTAAGCACGATGGTCTTCCAGAAAAGAAAAAAGTCAAAGAAGAAACTGAGATTAATGAGATTGCTCCTGCACTATTAGCAAGAGCTGTTGGTGGTGCTCTACTTCAAAAAGGCGTAGGCCGTGCAATTGTTGGAGGTGTTGCTAAAGGTGCTGCTTCAGGTCTCGTCAGTGGTGCCCTTAGTGCAGCTACTGCTCCACTTCAAGCTGTTGGAGGTGTAGGCAGTGCTATTGGTGGTCTTTCCAAAATGGCAGCAGCAAATCAAGAAAAAGAAAATTTAAAGAAAAAAGAAGAGTTGCAAAAATCTGTAAAGGAAGAGATCGCTGCTATCGCAGAAGGTGCTCGCAAACCCGAAGTTGAAGAGAAGGGTAAGAAAGTTGCTGAGTTAGAAAGGGAAGGTCGTGCTAAAGGGATCACCGACAAGTTCCGTAAGGAGTATCCTGGTTCTCGTCAGGAGAAAAAGGAAAGAGGTCGCAAGCAGACTGAAGGTGAACTGACTCAAGATCGCATTAAGAAGCATAACGAGCGTGTTCGTAAGCATGGATTCACTTCTAAAGAGAAGAAAGAATCTAAGGCAAGGGAGAAATACGATTCTGCAAGAGATTGAGCCTATATAGGGTATACCATATAGGTAAAAATCATGGTCTCTTTTTTACTTCCCCTGGCATACAAAGTAGTTGATGCCGCTATCGCTAAGATCCCCGACGATGCAGAACTGGGTGAAAAACTCATCGATCTGTGTCTCCTTATTGTCGGTAAAGCAGTTAAACTGACTAAGACTACTGCTGACGACGAACTGTTTGAAAAAGTTAAGGCAGCGATTAAAACCCGCGAGGATGCTTGACTTATAAATAATTCTAAGAAAAATCGTACATTGGGTGCAAAAACATGGCTCTCTGGGGCAATAACGACAATGTAACTTCCACTGGCACAGTTAGCCTGGATTATGCTACTGGTACGGTCACAGGTGCTGGTACTTCTTTCGCTACTGATCTGGAAGTTGGTCAAGTAATCCGCTTCGGCATTCGTGATGGTGTCGGCACATACTATGGAGATGCAGTTATCTCTGGTATTACCAGTGAAAGAGTTCTGAGCATTGCTAGTACTGCTGGTCTCTCTGGTGCTGCTATCGCCGCTACTGACTTCTATGTCAGTGAACTGCCTGTATATACTGTAGGAGATTCCACTTTCAGTGAGAATACCTACGGTGTCGAAGACAAAATTGTCTATGGCATTTCTACTTCTGCCGTTGCAATGGGTCACAGTGGTTCTGTTACTCATTATGGATGGGTAGGTGTTCAAACCTATATCGATTGCCACGGAAATTATAGAGTTAAGACAGAAACTCTGGTTGCCATGGGTGCCGATTCTACTGGCAGCGGTGGCATTAGCACTGGTGCTGGCAGCATCGTTTATCCTACTGATGTATGATAAAGTGAATGAAATTCGATGAATTGAACGATAGTAACTATCTCTTATTTGCTATTAAGAATTATGAAAATCCTCAGGCAGTAACTGAGGAAGATTTTTATGATGATCTTAAAAGAATCAAATACATTAAAAGGCTACTGAAGAGATATAAGAATAGCGGAGAGTTAAGAACTCATCTGATTCTTAATCACTTCATAGTCCTTTTTAATGTATTTGGGGACGCTGGAGTTCCGTTGCTCTTTTTTAAATTAGATAGAGATCTATGGTCTTGTACCAAAAGTTTTCTAACCTATCTTGGTAGAGTTCCCGATTACCCACGCACGGAACTAAATAATATTATCGATGATGAATATTGTCTGGAGCAGTTACGAGCAGTCTGATGGATCGCCGCTTACAAAAAGTGTATGACATCTTGAAAGAGATGATGGTCGCTAATGCTCCTGGAGCATCTGGCGGCTTTTCTGATAACTCTGATCCTAAAGGACCCGTTGCTGGGCGAAACATTTACATGGGTAAAGGTTCACGCAAACGCTGGTTAGACCATGTTCGCAAAACTAGGAGTTCTTGAATCGAAGTTAGAAATTTATGAGGACTTGTCCAAAGAAATGCTGGACAAGTTAGAGCGTGCTGTAACTTCCATTCAAGAAAATACAAACAAAACTGCCATCATCCTTGAGCGACATGAGAATCGTTTGGATGAAGGTGACAAAGCAAACCAGGCAATCATTAAGATGATCAATGATCATCAGAAATATGATGAGAAGATGTTTGAAAGAATGACTGAGAAGTTTGATGACCTGGAGAAGAAGGTAGATGAGAACCAGAAGATGCTCTGGATGGTTACCATCAGTGCCAGTGCAATCATCTTTGCTGTTCAGTTCCTTCCATCCATCGGTTTTAAGTTGACACCTGCACCGATAACGAGTACAATAGTCCCAGGCACTAGTCTGGTGAATGGACCTAATTGATTCCAAGTACATCGGTCTTGTCTCTGCTAGACTTCAGAAGTTTAAAAGAGTAAAGGCAGATCTTTATAATTTTCGTTGCCCTATCTGTGGAGATTCCCAGCGGTACAAGAACAAAGCGCGTGGGTATATCTATTCAGTAAAGAACAACACCAATTTTAAGTGCCATAACTGTGGTGCTTCGATGTCACTCAACAACTTCTTGAAGAAGTTAGACTCTACTCTGCATAAGAAGTATTCTATCGAGAAGTTCAAGGAAGGACATACGGGCAGAAACTTTGTTGTTGATGAACCCGAGTTTGTTTTTGAGAAACCAAAGTTCATTGCAAAGTTAGATCTCCCTCTCTGCAGTGAGGTTGACACTGCAAAAAAGTATCTGGAAGGACGGAGGATTGATCCGTCCAAGTTTTACTTCGCTGAGAAGTTCAAGTCCTTTGCTAATACCTTTCAAGAGGTATTCACAAGCACTTCTCATGAAGAATCTAGGATAATTATTCCTTTGTTTTATAATCAAAACCTAATCGGTTTTCAGGGAAGGGCTATAGGTCCTAACCGTGTTAAATATATCACCGTGATGTTGGATGACAATGCACCAAAGATTTATGGATATGATGGAGTCGATACAAAATTACCTATCTATGTGGTCGAAGGACCCTTTGACAGCACTTTCGTCAACAATAGTGTGGCTCTGTGTGGTGCTGACGGTAACCTTCGTTGTCTTGAAGGAAATGATCTCGTTTTTGTTTACGATAATGAACCCCGTAATCGAGAGATCGTCGATCGCATTGACAAATGCATATCAAGAGGCGAGAGAGTCATCATCTGGCCAAGTGGAATCGTAGAGAAGGACATCAATGATATGGTCCTCGCTGGACACAATGTTATGGATGTGTTAAAATTAAATACATACTCAGGTCTAGAAGCAAAAGTTAAATTTACAGAGTGGAAAAAGGTATGAGCAACGGGACTAAAGTTCGTAAAAGATCTGGCGAATTGGAATCGCTTGATCTAAACAAGATGCACAAGATGGTTGATGAGGCATGTAAAGATCTTGCGGGCGTCTCTGCCTCTCAGATTGAAATCAATTCTGGCATTCAGTTTTATGATGGTGTTACCACTGCTGAGATTCAGGAGATCTTGATTCGTAGTGCTAGTGACCTGATTGACCTTGAGAATCCGAACTATCAGTTCGTTGCTGCTAGACTTCTTCTGTTTGCTCTGAGGAAGCAACTGTGGGGTCGTATGCATGAGTGCCCTACTCTGCAACAGCATGTTGAGAATTGTGTGAAGAGAGGCGTCTATGACGCAGAGATCGTAGTAAAATATTCTGCTGAAGAGTGGGAAAAACTGAATGGATATATTGACCATGAGCGTGACATGCTGTTCACCTATGCTGGTCTTCGTCAGGTAGCCGATAAATATCTCGTTCAGGATCGTAGCACTGGAGATGTCTATGAGACTCCCCAGTTTATGTACTTGATGATCGCTGCTACGATCTTTGCAGAGTATCCCAAAGAAACGAGACTCGATTATGTCAAGCGGTACTACGACGCAACATCGAAGCACAAAATCAACATTCCCACACCTATCATGGCGGGAGTTAGAACTCCACTTCGACAATTCGCTAGCTGTGTGCTTGTTGATGTTGATGACACCCTCGATAGTATCTTTACTAGCGATATGGCTATTGGCAGATATGTTGCACAAAGGGCGGGAATCGGTATCAACGCGGGTAGAATCCGTGGCATCAACAGCAAAATCAGAGGCGGAGAAGTTCAGCACACAGGCGTTGTCCCTTTCCTCAAAAAGTTTGAAGCAACTGTCAGATGCTGCACTCAAAATGGCATCAGAGGTGGATCAGCGACTGTCCACTTCCCAATCTGGCACAAAGAAATCCAAGACATCATCGTACTAAAAAATAATAAAGGAACCGAAGATAACCGTGTTCGTCGTTTAGACTACAGTATTCAAATCACCAAACTCTTCTATGAGCGTTTCATCAAGAACGAGTCAATTTCCCTCTTCAGTCCGCACGATGTTCCTGGTCTGTATGATGCTTTTGGTACTGATAGATTTGACGAGCTTTATGTGGGTTATGAATCAGATAAGTCTATTCCAAGACAGTCTGTTTCAGCACAAGAACTTTTCCTGAATCTGCTGAAAGAGAGAGCAGAGACTGGTCGTCTGTACATTATGAACATCGACCACTGTAACTCTCACTCTTCCTTCAAGGATAAGGTTGAGATGAGCAACCTCTGCCAAGAGATTACTCTGCCTACCAAACCTCTTCAGCACATTGATGGTGAAGGTGAGATTGCTCTGTGCATTCTGTCTGCTATCAATGTCGGTAAGATTCGTCACCTGGACGAACTGGAAGAACTCTGTGACCTCTCTGTGCGTGGTCTGGATGCCCTTATCGATTTCCAAGGATATCCCGTTAAGGCAGCAGAGGTAGGCACCAAGAATCGTCGTTCTCTGGGTGTGGGTTATATTGGTCTTGCACACTACCTTGCGAAGCATCGGGTGGGTTATAATGATCAAGAGGCACATCAACTCGTACACGACCTTACAGAGGCGTTTCAGTATTATCTGCTAAAGGCATCCAATCAACTTGCTAAGGAACTTGGACCTTGCGGTTACTTTGATCGTACCAAGTATTCTTCAGGTATTCTTCCGATTGATACATACAAGAAGGATGTTGACGGAATCGTACCGCATAAGTTAAACTATGATTGGGAGGCTCTTAGAGAATCTATCGTATCCTACGGACTCAGGAACAGCACTTTGTCCGCACAAATGCCTTCGGAGAGCAGTTCCGTTGTGTCAAACGCTACCAATGGAATCGAACCTCCTCGTGGATTCCTGTCCACTAAGAAGTCCAAGAAAGGACCTCTTAAGCAGATTGTCCCCCAATACAATTCTCTCAAACATCACTACACGCTTCTTTGGGATATGCCGTCGAATGAAGGTTATATCAAGATTGTTGCCTTGATGCAAAAGTTCTTTGACCAGGCAATCTCTGGAAACTGGAGTTACAATCCTGAGAACTATAGTGATAATGAAGTGCCAGTCTCTGTCATGGCAAATGATCTTCTGACTACATATAAGTACGGGTGGAAGACATCCTACTACCAAAATACTTACGACAACAAAACGGATGAAGTAGAAGATCAAAAAACAGAATCGGTTCTAGAAAACCTACTCAATAATCTTAGCAAGCAAGAGGAGTGTGACGCCTGTGCAATTTAGGACTAAAGAAAAAGAAACAGTTATTGAAGGAATGACTGTATTCAACACAAACGCCACAGATCCTAAAAAACAACCAATGTTTTTTGGATCTCCCCTTAGCATTCAGAGATACGATTCATACAAGTATCCTATCTTTGACAAATTGACCCAGCAACAGTTGGGTTATTTTTGGAGACCAGAGGAGGTTTCCCTACAAAAAGATCGTTCTGACTATCATACACTTCGTCCAGAACAAAAACATATCTTTACTAGCAACCTAAAGTATCAGGTTATGCTAGACTCTATTCAGGGTCGTGGTCCTGGTATGGCGTTTACTCCATACTGTTCCCTTCCTGAATTGGAAGCATGTATGAATGTGTGGCAGTTTATGGAAATGATCCATAGTCGCTCATACACATACATCATCAAAAATGTTTACAGTGACCCTTCAGAAGTCTTTGATACTATTATTGAGGACCAGAGAATTCTTGAGAGGGCAAGTGCTATCACCCAGGCATATGATGACTTCATTAATGCTGCACAGCAGTATGGTGTTAGTGATGACTGGAAGTATGCACAAGAAGGTGCAGGCACCTTCAAAGAAAATCGTTATGAACTTAAGAGAAAACTTTTCCGTGCTGTAGCCAATGTCAACATTCTCGAAGGCATCAGGTTTTATGTCTCGTTCGCTTGCTCGTTTGCGTTTGGTGAACTCAAGCTTATGGAAGGATCCGCTAAAATTATCTCTCTCATCGCAAGAGACGAAAATCAGCACCTTGTCATTACTCAAAACATCATCAACAAATGGATTGAGGGCGATGACCCAGACATGCAGCAAATTGCTAAGGAGGAAGAATCCTGGTTGATTCAAACCTTCCAGCATGCAGTTAATCAGGAGAAGCAGTGGGCGGAATATTTGTTCAAAGATGGATCCATGATTGGTCTGAATGAAAAACTTCTGTGCCAGTATGTCGAATGGATCGCCAATCGTCGTATGAAAGCCATTGGGATGAAACCTCTTTATGATATCTCTGCCAAAAATAATCCTCTCCCCTGGACACAACACTGGATCTCCTCCAAAGGTCTTCAGGTTGCTCCCCAAGAGACCGAAGTCGAGTCCTATATTGTCGGTGGCATCAAACAAGATGTCGAGAAAGACACTTTTGCAGGATTTCAATTGTAGTTCATGATTCGTCTTCTCAACCAATTAAATTATACTCCCCCAAAATTAAAACCATACAAGAGGGATGGATTCGAAGTTACATATAATTCTATCGATGACTGTTTCCAACTCTCTTTAAATGGTGAGGAGTGGATGTCTTATAGAAATAAAGATCATGATCAAGCCTTTGAATTATATTCGCATTATGATCTAGCAAAAGGACATTGTATATGTACTGGTTTGGGTCTGGGGGTAAGAGAGAACTGGATCTTAAATAAAAAAGAGGTTACTAAGGTAACAGTTATTGAAAAAAATAAAGAAGTCATTGAATATCATAGATATATCAATCCTTCTTTTTTTGATAATGTTGAAGTGATCCATTCTGATGTACATGATTATGAAGGTAAGTGTGATACTTTACTTCTAGATCATTACGAAGAAGAGTGCAGAAATGAATATCTGCTGCTACAAAATACTTCGAAAATTTGTGAAAAAATTGAATGCGATACTTTATGGTTCTGGACCTTAGAACAAATCATTGCTAGAGGTTCCAATATTAGATCTCAACAAGTAGGAATGTATGTTTCTAATTTGTTGGTGTATAATGAATTGAAATCTAGATTTGATCTACCTCTTCCTAATTTATCCGAAGAGGATTTATCACTTTATTATTTCATGTATGCTTCAAAATCTGTCAGCGTTTTTAAAACATTTTTCATGTGATGGCACATTTATTTGTTTTTGCATTCATTCTTTTGTTGACAACAACACTGGAATTAACTTGGCCAATTAAAAATAATAAACTATGATTGAATATGAGTGGATCGATGATTGCTTTCGTGTTGAGCAAAAGAAGTGGAAGTCTTGGGAGTCCTTTAACAAGGATGGTAAAGGATTAGTTACTGGATTAGATAAAGATGTTGTCATTAGAATGACTCGTTTTTATTTGAAGGGACTACAGGATGGTTGGGATGGTGTTGAATCTACAAAACATGAAGGTGTAGTCGGTGGCAAACTCTGATTGGAAAACAAAAGCATTGCAATCTGAGACTGATGAGAGAGTGCTTAAGGTCCTCAAAGAAGGACCAAAGTCTCTCTCCCAGGCATGGATGATGCAGGCAATGAAGTTTAAGTATTCTAAATAGAACTGAATATCGTCGGCGCAGAAGACTTCCCTGGCAACTATCAGGGAGGTCTTCTTTTTGCATGGATATAAATACTTCTACTGGAGTCTGTCTAAGTAAGATGCTTCCCTCTCATATCAACAACCTCGCTGAAGCTTATTCTCGGATTGCCGAAGGCAAGAAGTCCGAGGAAGAAGTTAAGGACTGGAATAGAAAAGACGACAATCCCGAAGGGAAGAAAGTCGATAAAAAGAAAGTAGACAAATGCACATGCGAGTCCTTCTACCTGAAGAGACTGCAGGCAATGAACCCTGTCTATGCTGAACAGTATCGTGCCATTGCTGAAGTTCTGATTGGCGAAGGATACGAGAGCAGCAGACTCCTGGATAACATCATCGAAGCACTCCCCAAAGAGGTTGTAGGGCACGAGTTCCGTGCTGCCCTGCAGGCAGTTAACCCTCGCATCTATGAGGACCTTCACACCGCTGAGAAGAAGCAAGCCAGAGCAATCGCAGAATTTGTTGATCTTAGTAGCTGGTTAAACAACAACCCTAAAAAGGCTAAAGAAATTAACCTGAAACCTTTCTTGGATAAACAAGCACAAAAAACTGGTGTGGGACCACTCCCCAGAGTTGCTGAACCTTATACACCACCAAGACCTGCTGCTAAAGTAGAACCTACTAAGGTAACTATTCCAAAGGCGGATAAACCAAGAGAAGATCCATTTGCTCCTGTTAAACAACCTGTTAAACAACCTGTTAAACAACCTGTTGCTGCTAAACCTGTTGCACCTAAACCCGACCCTAACGCTGACTACAAGGCACTACAGGCAAAGGCAAAGTCTGCAGCAAATGCAGGAGACACTAAAGCAGCATCTGCTGCTACCAGAGAAGCAGAGACTCTTGGACAAACTAAGTTCAAGGCAAACTTTGGTGCTAACTATGGCAGAAGATCTGGCATGACACCTAATCCTCTGATGAGTGCCAATCCTCCTAAGTCTAAGATGACTTACAAGGGTAGGAATCCCCAGATGGATGGAATGCCTGGTAGTACCCTTAAGAATTCTTATGAAGTTGATGGTGAACTGGTAGAAGGATTCCCTCCCGTAAAAGGAACTCTGAATCCTTGGGAAGATCCTGCCACTGGCAAGTCTAGAATCAAAATGATTACCGACCCCAAGACTGGCAAACCCAAAGAGATCAAAGCTCCTGGAGATCTTAAAGCACACTACGAAGCAGAGGGTGAACAGATCGATGAGATCGCTCCTGCACTTGCTGCTGGTGCTGCACTGGGTATCGGTGCCGCTGGTCTTGGTTTGGTGAGGAACCTGACAAAGCAGAAGAAAGCAGCGGAATCTGGACAGGGTAATGGTGGTACATTAGTAGATAGACTACATCAACGCAAGAAGGCGCTTCAAGGTGAAGAACTCCAATTGGAGGGTATCCGCGACAAAGATCCCGAGAAGGGAACTGAAGAGAGAAAGGAACGCCTTGAGAAGAAGCGTGGGCATAGCGTAGACGATCATCCCGAGTACAAAAAAGAAAAGGATGATGATGATTCGTATTTGGAAACAAATATGAAGAAGCGTCATGAGAACAACGAAAAGGCTCGCAAAGAAATGGCATCCAAAAAGGATGACACTGTTCCCCGTTGGATGAAGGATGATTTTAATCTCTATGACATCATCCTAACATACCTTGATGAGAACGGTCTCATGGACAGCGTAGAGCACGCTGAGGCGATCATGGAGCAACTGACTGCTGAACAGATCGAAAGCATCGTAGAGGAGCTCCTGGGTGAAGATCCAGTTCAAGATTACAGAGATAGAAGAAGAGCTGCTGAAAATAGATCTGGTGCTCGCGGTCCTGAATTTTCACATGGTCCCAATCCAACTGGTACTAAATCAAGACCTACTAATTCTGGTACTCAATCAAAACCTACTAATTCTGGTACTCAATCAAGACCTACTAATAAACCCGATCCTGCAACCAACAAACCTACAAATTCTAATCGACCAAATTCTTCCGTTTCTTCTCCTGGATATGACACCAGAAGACTTGGTGGTTACGATTTAAGAAGACTTTCTAAGTAAAATACTAAAGGGGGGTTGACAACCCTATCAATTTGATAAAAATAAATTATTTAAAATTATGGAAGAACAAAATTTTATTAAAACTTATGAAAATGTTTTATCAGAAGAATGCATTGAATTTCTTTTAGATAGGGTTAACAATCAAATAGTTTATGATCATAGGAGCGTTACGGCTCACTTACAAGATAAACAGTTTACTCTTGATCCTTTTTACCCTGTTTTAGCAAAAGACATTAATAATTTTCTAATTAATAATGCATTTGCAAATTATCTTGAAGAATTTCCATATCTTAAAAGTAGGAAAGATTGGTTTACGGGAACTGTACTTCTTCAAAAAACTTCTCCCAGTGAAGGATATCACACTTGGCATTGCGAAGATGGGTCATATAGTGATGTTAGCAGAATGGTTGCTTGGATGATTTATCTAAATGATGTTGAAGAAGGTGGAGAAACTGAATTCTTATACCAAAGAATTAGAATTAAACCAAAGAAAAACATGGCAGTGATTTGGCCAGGTTCTTTTACCCATCTTCATAGGGGTAATCCTCCTTTAAAGGGTGACAAATATATTTTAACTGGATGGTTTTCTCCCACTCTTGGGATGAATACATTTACAATGGCTTGACAAGATTCTTTTTTATGAGTAGAATCGCTTTGCTAGGGTTGATCTAGATCTTCTATATACCTTAGAGTTCTTTGAAATTCATTTGAATGACGACCTTGAGAGAAAAAATGAGGGCGAAGGGGGAGCTTCTTCTGGCTCATGCTCCTATCCTAACCCTTGGATGTACGATGGTCACCACTTTGAGTCTGATGACATTGGCGACAACTTCGGTTTTGTCTACAGGATTACAAATAATGCAACGGGAAAATCCTACATTGGTAGGAAGTACTTCTGGTCAAAACGAAAGCCTAGAACTAGCAGTAGTAATAGACAAAGAAGAGTTACGATTGAAAGTGACTGGAAGAAATACTACGGAAGTTGTCCAGAGCTTAAAGAAGATATTAGGCAAAGCGGTAGGGATGGATTTTCACGAGAAATTCTTTCTCTCCACGGAACCCCAGGAAGGGTAAACTACGAGGAGACTCGTCAATTATTTCTTCATGATGTGTTGACGAGTGCCTTGACAGATGGCACTCCTGCATACTACAATAGTAATATCCTCGGTAGATACTACCGAAAGGATTATTTCAACAAATAAATATCACACACGCCATTTTAGCTCAGTGGTAGAGCAACCGCCTTGTAAGCGGTAGGTCGTCAGTTCGAATCTGACATGTGGCTCCTTCATTCCTCTGTGGCGCAGCGGTAGCGCAGTTGACTGTTAATCAATGGGTCGCAAGTTCGAATCTTGCCAGGGGAGTTGGAGAGTTGTCCGAGTGGTTTAAGGAGCAGCACTGGAAATGCTGTATGGGGGTAACTTCATCTAGGGTTCAAATCCCTAACTCTCCGTTATGATCAAAAACTTATTTTCAATTCCAATTTATCATACTCATTTTGATTGTCCTTCTAATATTATGGAAGGTATGATGAGATATGCTGAGGAGTTTTACTACAAAAACCAGAAAGATATTGAAGGTTACGGTGGACTAACTGGAGATCAAGATATACCAAAGTTCTTTCTTCTTCAGCACAATAAAGAGTTTTACTGGTTGAACTATGTAATCTCACAATCAATGAAAGACTATCTAAGTCAAATCTCTGATTTAGAATATAATATCTTTGTTCAAAAGGCATGGACTACAGTCTGTAATTCTCAGGAGGGAAAAACTTCTCACCACACTCATAGAGGGTCACACTTTAGTGCTGTTTATTATCTTAGAACAGAAGGAGAAGGCGGAGAACTAGCATTCAGTAATCTTGGAGTTTTAGATTCTATGCCTGTAACTTTGAGAGATGAATACTCATATTATAAAATCGATCCTCAAGTAGGAGACTTAATCATCTTTCCTTCTTCTATGCTCCATGGAGTCACAGATTTTTATGGTGAACAGTTTAGAGCATCTATTGTGTACGATATTTTTGTAACATCTACAGAAAATGTAGACGACCAGTATGAAAATGTTGTTACCTCTCCGTCCAAATGGATACAGATATAGTCCTAAATACTAGAAAGATTGGACATATCTGGTATGCTGTCAACACAGTATCGTCTTCGTCTTGAAGGTATCTGTAAGAAGATATCAAACAAAGAAGAGGTGAATCTTGAGGATATGATTTGGGCAGAGAAACTTGCCAAGTCATATACAACTGCAAGAGACTGGTTAAACAAAGCACGACGCCAAGCAGCGGGAGATATTCAAGAAGGAAGTATGGATGATTTTATGAATAGGATGGGACTAGGAGACCCCGACCCATCCAACCATAGTACGGGGTTTAAATCTGCAGATGAAATTGTAGATTGGTTCCAAAGAGATAAACCTGATGACTGGAGACAGCGTGATTAATGATTGCTCAAATTTTAGATAACCTTTTTGATTATGACTATATGGTGCAGGTTGAGAAGACTATGCTCCATCTTCCTGTAACTGCTATCAATGAGGCAAACGGTACTGGTTATCCTGCAGGGCAACATGGCACTCATAAATTATTTGGTGAAAATCTTTTTGAAAGAAGTTCGATCAATCATATAGTTAACTGGACTCCCAAGTGTGAGTGTTTCTTTAATATGTTCGCTCATATTGAGGAGCAGGTTGACTTTCCTCTTCTTTTAAATAGAATCGATTTCAACCTACAACACTCTTTTTGTGATGGTACATCCCATGTTGATGGAGATCCTGGAGATTACACCATCATGTATATGGTGAATACTAAATGGGACTCTAAAGAATGGGGTGGTCAATTTCAAATTGTAAATGAAGACAATGAAGTTATAGAGGAACATGAATATGTTCCTGGTAGAGTTCTTATCTTCCCGTCTGAAATTCCTCACAGGGGTCTAGGACCACGCCATCCTTATGTGTATAGATATACTGTGGTCTGGCGCGTCAGAAAGTTAGAAGATGTGCTATAATGTATCTATCGCGGGGTTAGTTCAGCGGTAGAACGCTATCCTTCCAAGTTAGATGTCGTCGGTTCGATTCCGATACCCCGCTTATTTAATATGACAAAACAAAGACCAAGCATTCTTGCAGTGGATAAAGCTTTATCTCCTGAAGATTTTAGAGAAGTATCCAATTTTGCTTACAATGCTTCTTATACTTATGGAGAGACGGACGAGGAAAAATTTAAACCAACTGGATTAGTTTCTGAGTTGGATCCAGATTGTGAACAAGATACAGAAATTGTTGACATTCTAAATGGTATCGTTCTTGATAAGTTTCCAGAACTTGAAAGTTACGAATTATACAGAGCATATATTAATTGTTTTGCTCCTAGAGAAATAGCAAACTTTCATCAAGATTGTGAAGATGATGAAGATCAAATTACAATTCTTTTTTATGCAAATAAAATGTATAATGGACTAAATGATGGGGGAACTACAGAATTCTATCTAGATCAAAAGATCATTGCTATTCCTCCAATTCCAAATACTCTTGTTAAATTTACTTCTTGGGTATTGCATAGAGCAACTCCTTTAGTTTCTGAACATCGTTTTACATATGCATTCAAATACCGTAAAGAAAATAATTGAAGAGGAAAGGTATCATGTGGTAGATAATTTGTTTCTGCCAGATGTTATTGATGACTTGCGTGAGTATGCTCTCAATGCAGATGATCCAGATGATATCTACGAAGACTATTACTCACTTAACTTCTCTCCAGACCGCTTGCGGCATCCCCTTCTATCTGCTATAATTACAGGGTTGGAAACGAGGTTCCCATTCCTCGGTCGTTTTGACAGAGGTTGGGCATTCGTTTACGACAACAACGCCAACGGCGTTACCCCGCATGCTGATCCAGCATGCTATAATGTGAATCTCTGGGTCACTCCAGATTCTTCTGTAGAAGATCCAGAGAAAAACGGTTTAATTCTTTATGATATTAAACCGCCTCCGACATGGACCTGGCGCGAGTATAATACGGATGTCAAGTTGATTAGGAAATATCTAGAGTACACTAACTCTAAGAAGACGATTATTCCTTATGCGTGTAATCGTCTTCTTATATTTAACTCTAAATACTTCCATGAAACCAATAAAGTTTCAATGAAACATGGTTCTGGAAATCGAAGAGTTAATTACACTTTTATGTTTTCGTGACTCAGTAGCTCAGTTGGATAGAGCATCTGCCTTCTAAGCAGTTGGTCGGGGGTTCAAGTCCCTCCTGAGTCGCCAGGGAGATTAACTCAGCGGTAGAGTGGTTGCCTTACAAGCAATAAGTCACTGGTTCGAATCCAGTATTTCCCATGAAATTAAAAAAATCTATCCAATTAGATTTGGAAGATATTAAAAAGAGGTTAGATTATGTTATCTGTCAGATGCAAAATGTGCAATCTAGAATTGATCAGCTCGAACAAAACTCAGTGCTGTGGATGCGAGAACATGACCACAGTAATCGGGGATAAAGTTTCTGCTGCTGACTTAAGTAAAGTCGTATTGGTCAATTCTGAAAACAGTCTTAAGAGTTCTAGCGTTTTGTCCAAGGGCGACTTAGAATACCAAGAGAACAGACGCAAGCGCAAAGTTCGTAAACTCAACTTCGAAACACGATGATCAACCTTCACCAGCGTTTTAATCACTATCTCAATACCGATAAAAAGATTGATCTTCGTGATGTAAACGAACGGGTTATCTCTTATGGGTGGACTGACAATGGTAAAGATCTCACTGGTTATTATGTCTTGACTGAGAACTACGAAATACAGTATAATTTGAAAGACGAATTCAAGTCCAAGGTTCCTCGCAACTCGTTGGCATCATCTAAAAAATCTAATGTGGAGACTTTGGTGTAAAGCTTTAGGAGAGAAAGCAACAGGAGATAATAAAGAGTCTGATAGGGTTGCGGTTATCCGCACCCTTATTTTTATCTCTTATTTCATAACTAATATTGCGATCGTCGCCAATGCCATCAGACACTGGAACGACCGTCCACCTGAACTTCCCAAAAGCGATCAGGTGGAGTATAATAACAAGGTAAACAAACAGAACGATGTCTGTCACCACTAAGTTCAAAAAGCATATCAACATCCTTCGTGGCACTGTTGAGGGGCAAGTTGCTCTTGACCATCAGTATCCTAAGGTCTTCCGTAAGGTAACCAAATACTACGAAGAAAAAGGCGTTCAATTCATGAACGATCCTTGTGATGATTACGAGATTCTGCTAGACTGTCTCTATGCTGATCTCCTTGAAGAAGGTGTTATCGATGAAACCGAATGTGATTCTTGAGCGGTATCCTTACCGTTATGTAACCTGTGGTACTTTAGAAATCAACGGTAAACCTGATTGCCGCATTCAAAAGTATCACGAATGGACCAAGCGTTACAATGACATGTATCTTTGCGATAATGAGATGCAACTTCATCTTGCTATCGAAGACAAAGAATACACCAAATGGTTAGACCCTGACCCCGAAGTGGGTGCCTATCGCAAGTACGATTAATTATGACTTACACTGATTATCAAAACGCTGCTGATGCAGTCAAAGACGCTTTGATCGCTGCACTAAATAACGACGAAGAGACCAATACGCTGTCAGAACTTTGGCGTCACTATTTGGGTCTTCGTAATATTGCAGACAAGTCTTCAGCAGATTTGATGTCTGAAGATCATATCAAAATCGTTTAAATGAGAGCATTAATTACAGGAATAACAGGACAGGACGGTTCGTACCTTGCCGAATTTCTTCTCCAAAAGGGGTATGAAGTTCACGGCATTGTACGCCGTTCTTCTTTAATTAATACGCATCGTATTGATCACATCTATAATAAAATCCATAAACATTATGGAGACATGACTGATGCAGGTAACCTCATGAGTTTGATTCAAAAGATCAAACCTACTGAGGTGTATAACCTTGCTGCCATGAGTCATGTAAAGGTGTCTTTTGATATGCCTGAGTATACGGGAGAAGTTGATGCTCTAGGAACCCTGCGTCTCCTAGAGGCTATTCGTTTATTGGAACATCCTTGTAAGTTCTATCAGGCATCCACAAGCGAACTGTATGGACTTGTTCAAGAGGTCCCTCAGAAAGAGACCACTCCTTTCTATCCTCGCTCACCATATGGTGTAGCAAAGATGTATGCATATTGGATTGTTAAGAACTATCGTGAAGCGTATGGTATCCATGCTAGCAATGGCATACTTTTCAATCATGAGTCCCCACGGAGAGGTGAAACCTTCGTTACCCGTAAGATCACGAGAGGACTCTCACGCATCTCTAGTGGACTCCAAGATGTCCTAGAACTAGGCAATCTGGATGCTCAGCGTGATTGGGGACATGCATTAGATTATGTTCGTGGTATGTGGATGATTGTTCAGCACGAAACTCCTGATGATTTTGTTCTTGCTACAGGTGAGATGCGTAGTGTTCGTGAGTTTGTTAACGAATCTGCATCTTACTTTGGATTCAATATTGAGTGGCGTGGAGAGGGTCTTGATGAAGTTGGATTCTGTAAGAATCTCAACAGAGTGATCGTTCGCGTAGACCCTAAATACTACCGCCCAACAGAAGTAGAGCAACTACTTGGGGATGCAACAAAAGCAAAAACTGTGCTAGGATGGGAACCAGAATATAGTTTCCAAGATCTTGTAGAAGACATGTGTATTAACGGACAATGAGTAAATTTCACAGAATTGAAAAGTGCAGAGTATGTGGTAATGAACACCTGATCACAGTCTTGGATCTTGGTGATCAATATCTTTCTGGCATTTTTCCCAAAGAGATCGATGAGGACATGTACAAAGGTCCTCTCACTCTCGTCAAGTGTGACGAGTCTAAAGGTGGATGTGGTCATGTTCAACTAGAACATACCTTTGATCTTCCTACCATGTATGGTGAAGAGTATGGTTATCGTTCTGGTCTGAACGGTAGCATGGTTCGTCACCTGCGTGGAAAGGCAGAGAAGATTATGCGTGATGTCAAGTTTAACTCTGGCGATATCGTAATTGATATTGCAGGTAATGATGGCACCTTCTTGGGGTTCTTCCCCCATGATCTGCAACTCATGAGCATTGATCCCACCTCGAAAAAGTTTAGAGATTACATTCCTGAGAATGTAAATTATATTGCCGACTTCTTCTCTTCCGATGTTTATCGTGAGCGGTTCGGTAAGCAGAAAGCAAAGGTAGTTACATCGTTCTCGATGTTCTATGACCTTGAAGATCCCTGCGAGTTTGCCCGCCAGGTCCATGACATCCTTGATCCTCGCGGAATCTGGGTGCTTGAGCAAAGTTATATGCCAACGATGCTGCGGGTCAATTCGTTTGACACAGTATGTCATGAGCATCTCTCCTACTATGGTATGAGACAACTCAAGTACATCATGGATAAGTCTGGATTCAAGATTGTTGATTTTGAATTCAATGATGTTAATGGTGGTAGTATCTCTGTAGTAGTAACTCCTTCTACCAACAGTGAGCGTAAGGAATGTACAGTAAAACTTACTGCTCTTATTGCCTCAGAGTTGGAAGACAAACTGGATACCGTTGAACCTTGGGAAGCTTTTGCAGAGCGTATTAATGCCTGTAAGAAACAGTTCTGGGAAATCATGGACTTCTATCGTCGTAATGGTTCTAAGATCTGTGCCCTTGGTGCCAGCACTAAAGGAAATGTAACGCTGCAAACCTGGGAGATTGGTCCTAAAGATGTTGCCGCTGTTGGTGATGTTAATCCTGACAAAGACGGATCCTTTACACCTGGAACTTGGATTCCTATTACTAGCGAAGAGAGTGTGCTGGAAAAAGAATATGATCTTCATATTGTTCTTCCCTGGCACTTTAGAGATTTCTTCCTGAAGAATGAAAAGTTTAAAGGTCGTCGGTTCTTATTCCCACTTCCCGAACCTGAAGTCGTAATTATTCCATGAAACTGAGAACAATGCAGAAACACGCAAGAATTTTTGTCGCTGGTCATCGTGGTTTAGTTGGATCTGCCATTGTTCGCCGTCTTCAAGAAGAAGGTTATGAGAACATCATTACTAGAACTCGGCAGGAGCTTGATCTTATGGATCAGTTTGCTGTCGAAAAGTTCTTCAGGTCTGAAGGTATCGACTATGTGTTTGATGCTGCTGCTCGTGTCGGTGGTATCCATGCCAATGATACTTACTCGGCAGAGTTTATCTACCAGAACACTCAGATCCAAACCAACCTTATTCACTATGCCTGGAAGCATGGTGTACAAAAGTTTCTTTTCCTTGGAAGCGTATGTATCTACCCTAAGTTTGCACCGACTCCTGTAAAGGAAGAGTCTCTGATGTCTGGAGAACTGGAGCCTACCAACGATGCGTATGCTCTTGCTAAGATCCATGGCATCTACATGCTGAGGTCTTACTACAAGCAGTACGGGTTCAAGGGTGTCTCCCTGATGCCTGCCAATCTGTATGGTCCTAACGATAACTTCCACCCCATGAACGGGCATGTGATCCCTGCTATGCTCCAGAAGTTCAACAACTGGACCGTAGGAGACGCTCCAGTGACCTGCTGGGGCACAGGCACCCCTCGTCGTGAGTTTCTCTATGTTGATGACCTTGCAGACGCATGTCTCTTCGCTATGGAGAACTACGAGTCTGCAGAGTTGTTGAATGTTGGATCTGGTGAAGATGTGACCATTGCAGAACTTGCTAACATGGTCGCTAATGTAACTGGGTACACAGGGAAAATTGAGTGGGATACTTCTAAACCTGATGGCACTCCCAAGCGTCCTCTTGATTACTCCAAACTTTTAGATAAAGGTTGGAAACCAAAGTACAATCTTCAAGATGGTCTACGCGAAACCTATAAGTGGTTTATTGAAAACACTGATATTCAAACGAGATGATTGGTATTAACTATGTCGGCAAGATGAAAGAGCGTCTTGCCAATCAAATGTTTCAGTATGCTGCTGTAAAGGGTATCGCTGCTAATCGGGGGTTCAACTACTGTGTTCCCCCATCAAATTATAAGAACAAAGCAGATGAATGGAATGAGCATCAACTGTTTGTTCCCTTTGAACTTTCAAGTTTAAGTGCTCTTCAGGTTCAGTCTATTGATCAAGATCGTCCCATTGTCAGGGAAGAGTCTTTTGAGTTTGATGAGAATCTCTTTAACAATTGTCCAGACTTTGTAAGTATATTTGGTTTCTTCCAGTCAGAAAAATACTTCAAGCACATTAGAGAAGATCTTCTCCTTGACTTTAAATTCAAGGATGAGTATCTGGAACCATGTAAGAAGATGATTACGGATGTCACTAATCCCATTGCATTACATGTTCGTCGTACTGACTACGCCAATTATTCTCACCATCCTATTTGTGATATAAATTACTATAAGGAAGCGTTGGCAAGGTTCGACTCTAATCGTGAAGTGATTATTTTCTCTGATGATCCAGAGTGGTGCCTCCAAGAAGAAATGTTCGATAACGACAGGTTCTTAGTTTCCGAAACAAATGATCAGTATCTTGATCTTTGTATGATGTCTCTCTGCAGTGATTTTATTATTGCTAATAGTTCTTTTAGTTGGTGGGGAGCATGGCTCTGCACTAATCCGAACAAGAGAGTAGTCGCACCATCTAAATGGTTTGGTCCTCCTCTGAATCAAATCAATGACACTAAAGATCTGTATTGCGAAGGTTGGGAAGTGGTATGAAAAATGCAACAGTTGCAATAATTTTTATTGGTACTAATAAGTATCTTAATTTTTTTCCTGGATACTATGAGTCTTGTGAAAAATATTTGTTTCCCGAACTTCGTAAGCAATACTTTATCTTTACCGATGGTGAAATTGTAGGGGATGCATTACCTGACCATATAACAGTCCTGAAAATTCCTCATAAAGAATGGCCCTCTATTACCTTAGAGAGGTTCCATACGATCTTGTTAGCACAAGAAGAGTTGGAGGAGCACGATTGGTTGTTATTCCTTGATGCTGATATGAAAGTCAATCAGGAAATTTCTCCTGAAGAATTCTTCAAGTTCGGCAAAGATTATATTGCTGTCCATCATCCATGCCATTACAATACTGGAACTGGGACCTTTGAGCGGCGTCTTGAATCTGAAGCATGTGTGACTGGAGAACAACAGTCTTACTATCAAGGATGTCTATGGGGAGGTAGGATTGAGTCTGTAATTCCTATGATGAAACTCTTGAGAGATAGAGTTGACAAAGACTATGAAAATGGTATAATTGCCTTATGGCATGATGAGAGTCATTTGAATAGATTCTTTATTGAAAATCAGGATGAGGTTAATGCTCTACCTCCTGACTATGCATTCCCCGAATGTTTTCCAAACTATCCTTACGAGCAAAAAATTATTCACCTAGCCAAAGATAATTCATCTTATCAAGTATGAGCGACCCTAATGCCTGGCAAATGCCAACCTTTTACACTGCTGAAAAAGCAAGTGAAATCCGTTATAAATTCCCTGGACTTGAACTGGTAAGTCATCAGAATTTTTCTCAGTGTTATCAGGATATGTTTGTCCTGTGTATGACTGATGGAAGACCGAGGGGAACATTCGTTGAGATTGGATCTGGTCATCCTATTATTTCTAACAATACTGCTCTGCTTGAGTCTCGTTTTGAATGGGATGGTATTGGATTTGAAATTAAAGAACATGAGTCTGATCTTTATAACAAACATCGTAGAGCAAAGGTTGCTGTAGGTGATGCAACTACTGCTGACTTCGATGAACTGTTTGAGGAAGTTGGTCTTGGTCCTACCTTTGATTACCTTCAGGTAGATTGTGAACCTTCTTCTGTTACCTTTGAGGCACTGAAGCGTATCGATCTTAATAAGTATAAGTTCGCCACCATCACCTTCGAGCATGACTCTTACAACGATGGTCCTGAAGTCCGTGATGCTTCTCGTGAGTATCTTGAGTCATTCGGTTATGTTCTTATTGCTGACAATATTTCCGTTGACGATCAGCATCCTTTCGAAGATTGGTGGGCTCATCCTGATCTTGTCCCTTCTCATACTATCGATGCTATGAAGTGTGTGACTGGAGAAACTAAGAAAGCAGAAGATTACATGCTGGGGAGAGTCTGATGCGTTGTGTTCTCTGGGGATATCCTCTTCACTCTGACACATATTCATATGTGCATGAAGGATTTCAAAAAGCATTAGAGAGAGCAGGTCACGAAGTCTTTTGGTTCCATGACAATGAGTATCCTGAAGACTTTGATTATGATGACTGCGTGTTCTTTACAGAAGGGTATGCTGATAAAAATATTCCTTTGAGGAAGAACAGCACATATTATGTGCATGTATGTGTGAATCCTGAGAAGTATCTTGGCAATGTCAAGAAACTGATTGACATGCGTTACCATCAAGATAAGATGGATAATGATAACTATGAATTCGATCACGATGTCACCCAGTTTGAAGAACTGGACACTGGCGTATGTGTTGATCGTGCCATGTCAAAGGAAAAAGGATATGATATCTCTTACTTAGCGTGGGCAACTGATATTCTTCCAGAAGAATTTAATGAAGACTGGGTAAACATCCAGAGAGAGAATACTTTCTATTTTATCGGTAGTATTTCTCCCGATGGTAGATTTATGAACGCACATCTTATTAAAGAGTTTGCTCAGTTATGTGCTAAAATTGGTGTGGATACTGTATGGTCTAACCCTTGGACTAACCCTATTGATGGTGAAGTCATGAGAGGATTGATGCAGAAATCTTTTCTTTCTCCCGACCTTAGAAATGAAACTCATAAATTGTGGGGAACTAAAACTTGTAGAGTATTCAAGACTATGAGTTATGGTAATCTTGGACTTACAAACTCCCCCAAACTAGCAGAGTTTGCTGGTCCTGATGTTATTTGTAGGGAGAATATTTTAGAGTTGTTTGAAGAAGGTCTTCGTAATAAAGACGACAAAGAACTCATTCTTAGACAGATGCGTCATACTAGAGAGCATCATACTTATGTCAATCGTATCAACGGACTTCTTAAATTACTATGACTAAACTGAGTTTTGGATTCATCGTTGGTGGCGATGATAGTTACTATAAGAATTTGATGAGGGCTTGTGAATCCCTTGAGAGGATCGAACAAGATCATGAAATTGTTATCCTTGATATGGATGATCGGTTGGATATCGATGATCCTAAAGTAAAGATTGTCAAGGCAAATGCTGATGCTATTCGTAATGAGGATGATCGTAACTGGTTTCAACCACACATTTGGGCGGAGCGTTATAATGTCTTCAAGCATGTAGAAACTGACTACTGCATCTATCTTGATACCGATTGTGTAGTTGTCAATGATCGTGTTGATCAATTGATTGAAGAGGCACAAGATGATTTCTTGATTGCCCGTCACTGGTGGGTGCCTACCCTAGAAGATTATATCCGTAAAGTTCAAGTAGATAAGACTGGACTTGGAAAATATTTTCCAGAGGATCTTAGTACCTATGACTATGCTGCGTCGGGAGCATTCCTTTTTCAGAAGGGTAAGCATGATAATTTGTTTACTCGTTACATGGAAATCTTTAATGACATCTTTGGTGATGGTGGATTGCATGATGGTGTCACAGACGAGCTTGTTCTCTGTCTTGCCATGAACGAAGTTGGCGGATATAAATTTACTAACGGTGCATTCAATCATTGTGCTGCGGCAACTCAACAAGACATGAAACTTGTTGATGGTATTTGGTATGGTAAGAATCCTCAGGAAGATGAATACGAAAAAGTGTTTGCCTTCCATGCAGCATACCAAAACATTCCATCACTTATTGCACATAGCCCTGGATTTGTTAATCAAATTAAAGAGACGATGTATTGGGAGACTTACAGATGAAAATTGCTTTGATTGGTCCTGGCATTATGCAGATTCCGCCTGATGGGTGGGGTGCTGTAGAGATGCTTATCTGGGATTACACCATGATCCTTAGAGACTTGGGTCATCGTGTTGAAATCATTAACACTCCCGACAGGGAACTAATCAAATTTGAAGTTGCTCACGGAAAGTATGACATTGTTCACCTTCATTATGATGTTTTCCATGACATCATTGATGACCTGGCTCCTTTATGCGGAGCACTGATCGTCTCTAGTCATTATCCATATGTTAATACTCCACATATGTGGGGTAGAGATGGTTATGGACCCATCGCTCAAAAAATTGCTGCTAATAGAAAGCATCATATTTTCTGTTCATCTCAGAAAGATATTGATACCTGGATTAGTCTTGGTGCTAATCCTAATCGTGTCTGGTTGAGTAAACTAGGAGTTCGCCCCGAACCTTATAAGTTTGATGAGTTTGCTAGTTGGGATAGAACTCTTTGCTTCTCTCAGATTGTAGACCGTAAGCGTCAGTATCTCCTAGAGAAAATTGATAGCGTTGACTTTATGGGTCGCATGGAGTTTGGTGGTAAGTTTGATAAGAGGAATAAGAACTATAAGGGAGAAGTCGTTAGAGAAAAACTCAATGAGTACATTACTTGCTATTCAAACATTGCTCTCTTGAGTGAAGTTGAGAATACCACTCCTCTTGTTATTAAAGAGGGATTGATTTGTGGACTTGGTGTTGTTTGTTCGGAAGCAGTTGCTCCTGAACTTGACACTTCTAAACCTTGGATTGATGTAATCCCAGAAAGCAAAATAAATAACCTTGAATATGTTCTTGAGACAATCGAGAACAATAAAAAAGTATCTAAGCAGCATAGAAAAGAGATCAGAGAATACGGCATTTACGAATTCGGTCTTGAAAACATTCTTGCTTATGAATACATTCCGAAGTTGCAGTCGTTACTATGAGATTCTCTATCGTTGGTCCCGCCACTCCTATCCCTCCCGTAGGTTGGGGAGCAGTAGAGAGTCTTATCTGGGACTACAAACTTACCTTGGAGAAGTTAGGTCATGAAGTTGACATCATCAATGTCTCAGATCCTAGAGAGATCATCAAGAGAATCAATGCGTTTCGCCCTGATTTCGTGCATATTCATTATGACGACTGGGTTGTTCTCTATCCTTATGTGCAATATCCTTGTGCGTGTACCACCCACTTTGCCTACATCGAACGCCCAGACAAGATGAATGGGTATGGGCAGATCTTCGGTCACTTCCAACGGACTAAACCGAATGTCTTCTGCCTCTCCGAAGGCATCAAGAAAGCGTATCAATTCTTTGGTGATATCCCAGAAGAGAAACTTGCTATCGTTCCTAATGGTGTAAACCTAGATCTCTTCCGCACCACGGATGAACCAGAGTTCCCTGACCGTAGTATCTACCTTGCCAAGATTGACTACCGTAAGCGTCAGCATAAGTTCCAGTCCATCGACAGTCTGTTCTTTGCTGGTAACATTGCTGACAAGAGGTTCAATGCTAACAAAAACTATCTCGGTGAATGGAAGAAAGAATATCTCCATGACTATCTGACTGACTATGGTAACCTTGTGCTCCTGTCTGATGGTGAGGCACACTCTCTGGTTATCATGGAAGCATTTGCTTCTGGTCTCGGTGTTGTGGTCAGTGAGTTTGCTACAGCAAACCTGGATCTTGATCGTGAGTTTATTACAGTTATTCCAGAATCAAAGATTGATGATGTGGAATATGTTGAGTATGCTATAATCAAGAACAGGGAGTATTCAGTCTCCCATCGGGAAGAGATCCTAGAGTATGCTAAAGAGTTTGATTGGACTAATGTCCTGCAAAACCATTACCTACCTAATGTGAACGAAGTGATTGCTAAGCATGGACAAAAATAAATCTGCACCAAAACTCAAAGACATTCCTCATATCTATTGGTTGAACTTAGACGATAAAACAGATCGTCGTAAGTTTATGGAAGATCAATTTGCATATTGGCAAATTGAAAAACATACTAGGATCTCTGCCTATGACGGTCGTCATGATGACCTGAGTGATATTATTGCTGGTAAATATCCAGACAATATGTCATCGGGTGAGATTGGTTGTGTAACTTCTCACCTCAAAGCAATTCAACATTGGTTGGAAACTTCCACTGATGATTATGCTATAATGATGGAAGATGATTGCGATCTAGAAGTGGTCAAGCATTGGCCATTTTCTTGGAAAGATTTCTTTCGCCATGCACCTGCTGCATGGGATTGTCTCCAGATTGCAATCATCAACCCTGCGATGCCTGTCATGCAGATGCATTATCGCTTCGTAAATGACTTTTCAACAGCTGCCTATGTCATTAATCGCAGGTATGGTCATAAACTTCTCGATCTTTATACTAAGAATGGGAAGTACAAACTAGATGGTAGAATTAAACCACGCGCTGTTGCTGATGATCTTCTCTACAACAGTGGTCTGACCTATGCCATGCCAATCTTAATGTATAAGATTGCTCTTGGGTCAGACATTCATGACATGCATATCGATGTGTTCCATCGTAATTGTCATGATGCCCTTTGGAATTTCTGGAGGAACGATGCTAACATGGTTGAAGATTGGAATCAGTTCTTCGATCTCAATCCTTACCTTGGTCGGTTACCCCCTGGTTTTGAAGGGAAGTAATATGTATAAATATTACAACTGTCACATGTGACAGTTCATGGAATGACCGCCTCAACTACTCGCGCTCCATTCTGTGCTATAATCTTTAAATGCGATCGGGAAGTCGAATCCGATCCATCATCTGCGGGTAATCACTCCGCAAGTAAATTTTAACGAGGTTTTTTCAAATGCTTAAGTCCACTATCGCAGCTCTGGCTGCTGCTCCCCTTTTCGCTGGCGCTGCTATGGCAGGTCCTTATGTGAATGTCGAAGCCAACTCTGGTTTCACTGGTTCCAACTACTCTGGCACCAACATTGACACCCATGTTGGCTACGAAGGCGCTCTGGGCGAATCCGCTGGTTGGTATGTCCAAGCTGGTGCTACCATCGTTGCTCCTGACGGCGGTGCTTCTGACACCGTTCCCTCTGGTAAGGCTGGTCTTTCCGCTGGTCTGACCGAGCAACTGTCTGCTTACGGCGAAGTTTCCTTCCTGGGCAGCGGCGTTGCTGGTGTTGATCGTTCCTACGGCACTAAGGCTGGTCTGAAGTTCACCTTCTGATAAATGAAGTGGGCTGTACTCTTTCTATTAACAACATTTGTAGTGATAGAAGGAGTACACCTTCATGCCCACTACAAAATGGATATAGATTCTGACTCTTATGTCAGAAATTTTCTTAGAAAAAATCCAAACTATAAACGCTAAGTATTAATACTTAGTCTGTCAGGATACAATAACAAGGGGTGCTTGACACCCCTTTCTTTTTGCTATATAATGTTGTAAATCTTTACAAACAGATCATGACCGTAACTACTAATGAAAACGGACAGATGAATATGTGGGCAAAGGAGCCCGAGATGGTTTATCAAGAGTACAACCGTAAGGGACTGCTGACCCCTATGCAGACCACGGAGATGTATAATGGTCGTTGGGCAATGATGGGCATCATCTTTGGTGCTGTATCTTACCTCGCTACTGGTAAACTCTTTTTTGGCATTTTCTGACAATGGATTTGACAATGACTTCAGTTTTCTTTACAATGGTATCTGTTGCCTGGTTCGTTCTCCTGGCAGCATCCGTTGAAAAAGTTTGCGACACTTACTGATGACCATTTACAGCGTTACTCTCCAATCTCCTGATGGAACTGAGACTAAAATCGAATGTCCTGAAGATCAGTACATTCTTGAAGCAGCAGAAGAGGCAGGCGTTGACCTCCCTTCGTCGTGCAAAGCAGGCGCTTGTAGTGCTTGTGCAGGGAAACTCATCTCTGGCACCGTAGATAACGAAGAGCAATCCTTCCTTGACGATGATCAAATCGCTGAAGGTTGGGTGCTTACCTGTGTGGCATATCCCACCAGCGACTGTGTGATTCTTACTGAGCAGGAAGAAAACCTGTGAAGTCATTCGCTCCATCTGCTTCTGTCCCAGTCAATAGCGTTACCGCTGACATGCTTGGACAACTAGCAATCGCTTTAGAAAAATTAGTTGATTCTGGTGCATGGTCTTCTGAAGATCAACTTCAGGTTCAGATTGCTGGCACTCTCAAGAATGATAAGTTCATTGTCATCAAACCTGCCAGAGAAAAAGTAGACAGTATTCCTGATCCTAATCTGAAACAAAAACATCCATATAATGCTTAAGAATATTCTGGCTCGTCTTCGTTGGGGTTCTCTATCCCCAGAACAAAAAGAAGAATTGAAAACTATGTCCCTTAAACAAGTTTTCTCCCGTCCATATCTTGTTCCTAAACTCCACAAGCACTATGAAAAAACTCTTTACTCCTGAGGCAGAGATCCTCAATGCTCGCCTGGCAATGATTGGTTTCGTTGCTGGTGTCGGTGCTTACATTACAACTGGTCAACTGATTCCTGGCATTTGGTGATATGAGAATTCCCCACGCAAGATTCCACCTTCAAGGATCTCCTGTTCCTGATGAGAATGGTGAGATGGAGAAGTATCAAATCGTTGATACTGCAGATTACTTTGCTGGAAAGAAAGTAATTCTGTTCGGACTTCCTGGTGCATTTACTCCTACCTGCACCAACGAAATGCTTCCCGCATATGAAGATCTCTACGATAAGTTCGTCAAGGATCTTGGTATTGATGCAATCTATTGCACCAGTGTTAACGACGACTATGTGATGGAAGCATGGGCAAAGTCTCTTGAGATTACTAAAGTTGAAATGATTCCTGACGGGAATGCTGAACTTGCCGATGGCATTGGCATGCTCGTTAAGAAAACTAACATCGGATTCGGTAATCGTTCTTGGCGTTATGCTGCTTATGTTGTTGACGGTGAGATTGAACTGATGTTCGATGAAGAAGGTCTATCACACAATTATGTGGGAGATCCTTATGAAGAATCAACTCCTCTGAATGTTTATAAGAGGATCAAAGAACATTTGGGTCTCGAAGAAGAAGACGAAGAGTAATATTTGGGACACCTATATAAGGTGTCCCTTTCTAATAGCATGATGCAAAAACTAATCAATGTTATTGCACTGCTTTCTGGTCTTACTTCTGCTGCCCTCATTGGTGGTAGCGCATATGTGCTCCTCAATAAGGATGCTATGATTGAAGCAGCAAAGAAGCAAGCAATCGAGCAAGTCACAGCATCAGTAACAGAAGCACTCCCTGGCATGATCAGTGGTGCTATGCCAGAGATGCCTAAAGTAACTGGTCCTGCTCTCCCCCTTCCTTAATTATGCCTAGAAGTATCGTGACAAAGAATGATCTCTTGTATAGAGTTTACAGATTAAAGAATGAACTCTATAATGGACAGCATTACGCTAAGAATGGTGACTGGCATGATGGAGCTCATGATGCTTTGAACAAAGTTCTTGATGTGTTAAAAGAGTATTCTCAATGAAAATTGGTGTTGTTGGTGGGGGCAACGGCGGTTTAGTCGTTGCCCTATTTTTGATTAGAGAAACTTACGGTCAAGATGTAGAGATTGAAGTTTATTACGATCCTAAGATTCCTATTGAGAAAGTAGGACAGGGATCTTTAGTAAACTTTGTCGGTCTTATTCATGAGATTCTTGGTGTCGATTGGTATAACAATGAGATCGACGCCACATTTAAATCAGGAATTTTGTATGAGGGATGGGGAAAGAAGAAAGATAAGTTCTTCAACCCATTTCCCATGGATTACATGGCAATACACTACTCTCCAGACAAACTGAGAGAGTGTATGATTGCAAAGAAGGTATGTAAATTTATAGAAAGACATGTTGATGATTGCAATGAATTGGATTGCGATTATGTCTTTGACTGTAGAGGAACTCCTAAAGATTTTTCTTATTACAACATCCTTAAGAATCCTTTGAACAGTGTTGTCTTAGGTCGGGACAGTTACAGAGATCCTGATCAGCACTGGACTCGTTGTATTGCTACTCCAGACGGGTGGTGCTTCGGCATACCCAACAAAGGATTTACTTCGTATGGATATTTGTACAACAACAAATACACTTCCAATGAAGAAGCAAAAGTAAACATACAAAAAATGTTTGGTGTTACTCCGACCGATACTTTGCATTTCAATAACTATCTTGCCAGGAAACCAATTCAAAATGATAAGGTTATCTTGAATGGTAATAGGTTGTTGTTTATCGAACCATTAGAAGCGAGTTCGGTTGAAACATACTATCGTTGGACTTCTTTAGTTTGCCAATGGATCTTTGATGGAAGATCAAAGAGGTCGATCCTCCAAGAGCTTGTGACAGATGTCGAAGAGGTACAGAATTTCATCCTCTGGCATTACGCTAACGGGTCTAAGTATGCTACAATGTTCTGGTCAGCAGCGGAGGAGATGAGTCGCTCTCATTCTTATGATCAGCGGTTCTTCGATTTCATCACTGATGCAAAGTCTAAGTCAAGACTTGAACTGATCAATGACGATACACCTACTTATGGTCATTGGTACACCACCTATTTCCGTAACTGGATTGACAATGTACATCCCTTGACAGGTCTCTAACCTGGATGCTACAATAAATAAGTAAACAAATGTAACGGACCTTTAAGGATTCGCAACATTACTTCCCTGCCGCTTGACCGAGACTAGGCTGGGTCACAAATCCGTCTCTCATATCCCCGCTAAGGGTGCGGGGAGCATAGTATCTCCACCATTTCCCTGATGGTCTTACTATCTGTCTACTAACAATGACTGCTACACTTTCACAAAAACAACAATCGAATACTGCTTGGGAACAATTCTGCGAATGGGTCACCAGCACTGACAATCGTCTGTATGTTGGTTGGTTCGGAGTCCTCATGATTCCTTGCCTCCTTGCCGCTACCATTTGTTTCATCGTCGCATTCATCGCGGCACCTCCCGTCGATATCGATGGAATCCGTGAACCCGTTGCTGGTTCGCTGATGTATGGTAACAACATCATCTCTGGTGCTGTTATCCCCTCTTCTAACGCAATTGGACTTCACTTCTATCCCATTTGGGAAGCCGCATCCCTTGATGAATGGCTTTACAATGGTGGTCCTTTCCAACTGGTTGTCTTCCACTTCCTGATCGGCATCTATGCCTACATGGGTCGTGAGTGGGAACTGTCCTATCGTCTGGGTATGCGTCCTTGGATCTGCGTTGCTTACAGTGCTCCTGTTGCTGCTGCTTCTGCTGTATTCCTGGTCTATCCTTTCGGTCAAGGTTCTTTCTCTGATGCGATGCCCCTGGGTATCAGTGGTACTTTCAACTACATGCTTGTCTTCCAAGCAGAGCACAACATTCTGATGCACCCCTTCCACATGCTTGGAGTTGCTGGTGTCTTCGGTGGTTCTCTGTTCAGTGCAATGCACGGTTCTCTGGTTACTTCCTCGCTGGTTCGTGAAACCACCGAGAATGAGTCTCAGAACTATGGTTACAAGTTCGGTCAAGAAGAAGAGACCTATAACATTGTTGCTGCTCATGGATACTTTGGTCGTCTGATCTTCCAGTATGCTTCCTTTAATAATTCTCGTTCTCTTCACTTCTTCCTTGCTGCTTGGCCAGTGGTCGGTATCTGGTTTACTGCTCTTGGTGTCAGCACTATGGCTTTTAACCTGAACGGTTTCAACTTCAACCAGTCTATCGTTGATAGTCAGGGTAAAGTGATCAACACTTGGGCAGATGTTCTCAATCGTGCTGGTCTGGGTATGGAAGTCATGCACGAGCGTAATGCTCACAACTTCCCTCTTGACCTTGCTGCTGCTGAGTCCACTCCTGTGGCACTCCAAGCACCTGCTATCGGTTGATACTCGGATTCATAATAAACACCGTTTATTAAGAAAACAACTAGGGGGCCGATCGGTCCCCTTTTTTTCTCCAATGATTAGTACAGATACTCCATACAAATTGAGGGAAATAATTATGGATACTTACCCTCAGTTATACTGGTTAAAAGATTCAAAGGTTAAAACTAATGACAACAAGTACACTAACAATTCCGCAGAGGGGGTGGTTCGATGTCCTCGATGACTGGCTTAAAAGGGATCGCTTTGTCTTTGTGGGTTGGTCTGGATTACTACTTTTTCCCACTGCTTATCTTGCAATTGGTGGCTGGCTTACTGGCACGGCGTTTGTTACAAGCTGGTATACCCACGGGATTGCGTCTTCTTACCTTGAGGGCTGCAATTTCCTTACAGCAGCTGTGTCAAGCCCTGCTGACGCTATGGGTCATTCTCTTCTTCTACTTTGGGGTCCTGAGTCTCAGGGAGATTTCGTCCGCTGGTGCCAACTTGGGGGACTCTGGCCTTTTGTGGCGCTCCACGGAGCCTTTGCTCTCATAGGTTTTATGCTTCGGCAGTTTGAAATTGCCCGTCTCGTTGGAATTCGTCCTTACAATGCTATTGCTTTCTCTGGTCCTATTGCTGTCTTCGTTAGCGTTTTCCTTATCTATCCCCTCGGTCAAAGCAGCTGGTTCTTTGCCCCCTCCTTCGGGGTCGCAGCAATCTTCAGGTTCCTGCTCTTCCTCCAAGGATTCCACAACTGGACCCTGAATCCTTTTCATATGATGGGCGTAGCAGGTATCCTTGGTGGAGCATTGCTTTCTGCCATTCATGGTGTTACAGTAGAGAATACTTTGTATGAGGACAGTGATCAGGCAAACACTTTTAAAGCATTTGATACAACTCAAGAAGAAGAAACCTATTCGATGGTTACTGCTAACCGTTTCTGGTCACAGATATTCGGCATTGCCTTTAGTAATAAGCGTTGGCTTCACTTCTTTATGCTTTTTGTACCCGTCATGGGTCTTTGGGTTAGTTCTATTGGTATCATTGGTCTCGCTCT